GGCACCCTCGCCCATGTCACGCACGGCGGAGTCAAGCAGCGCGACGCACTCTGCAACGGCCCGGCTCTGGTCGTCGCTGAGGAGTGGGTTGGCGTGGTCCTCGTGCTCGGTTGCGTCGTGCTGCCGCGTGCCGGCTTCGGCGGCCTCGCTGGTTCCACCGCGGGGGTGATAGCACGGAGACGCCTCGCGGGTCTGGAGCGTGCTGGGTGAGAATGGGTGATGTAGGCGTTCGGTACTCATTCGGTTTTCAGTTGTAAATTGCAAGGTCACCGTCGACGAGAGTCTGGATGTTGCTGAGTTTCTGGTCAAGACTCTTTTTCAGTTTCTCTTGTTTTGACCCTGCGGCGACAAGGCATCGAGTCAAAACGTCGCTGACGGCACCCGCACGGTCCGCACGGCCCGTCACCTGTTTGAAGCCCCGGGCGCTGGTGCCCGGCAGCATGAAAACTTCCCGGGGATGCTGCCCTCGCAGGTCATGCAGAGAAATTGATTCTCCGCCGGCCTTGCTGTTCGCCAGCAACACTGGGTGTTCGTCCTGTTGGAACGTGTCCATGACCCACTGGCGGTACGTCGGGTCGTTGTGCTCGCCGTCGATGACAGGAGCCTTCGGGAACGCTTGCTGGAGCGCCCGGATGGTGCCGGAGTAGTTCACGAAGACGGGGCAATGCCGGCCCTTGGAGACGGCCTCCTTGATGAGTTCAACCATGCTCGGCACCATCAAGACTTCGAGTTCTTGCAACGTGCGCGTGTACACGACCTGTGGGTGCGTCTCCGAGGCCCCCGTCCGTTTGCACTCTTGGATGGCCTCCCACGCGGCCATGGCGACGCCTTCAAGCCGAGCCAGCTCGTGCTTGGCGTCTACCTCGACGAGGTCGACAGAAATGATGCCGTTCGGGAACTTCGCGCTCACCCGGGGGTCGGTCTTGCGCACCCGCACCCCGTGGGCAGGCCACATCTGGGCGTGCAGTTTGTCCATGAACATGCGCTGCCGGTACTCGTCCCGGGTCCAGTCGAACGCCGCAAAAACACCCGGGTGGTAGCCGAGTTTTTGAATCCAGCCCTTGTAAAACGCCTTGTAGTCGTGGAGGTCGAGCGCAAAACCCATCGCCCGCATCTGGAGCGGGTTCTCGGCCGGCGTGGCGGTGACGAGCACAATCTGGAGCCCTTGTTTCCGGGCGTCCCGCAGCATCATGGAATTCTGGCTGTCCGGCGCCGAGCAACGGTGGGCCTCGTCGAACACCACCCGGCCGACCGATTCGTCCCACACGAACTCGAACCGCTCTTCGACCATACCCGACGTGCCGTCAGGCTTTTTCAACCACGCTTTCCGCGTTTTCCACGTACCGAAGCCCGATTTACCGGTACGAAGTGCCTCGTATCCGGTCGCGGCGAACGACGCTCCTCCAGCGTCACCCCAGCGGAGCCACGACTGGGTGCTGACCTTGGGACAGACAACGACGGTTGGCAGGTCGATACGACGAAGCAGTTCCACAGTCGTCGGAGTTTTGCCCGTGCCCATGTCCGAACCATCGAGCACGCATGCCAAACCCCCTCGAAGGAGGGTTTCGTTATGCTCGACGGCTTCTTCTTGGTAGTCGTACAGCTTGGTCTGCATGGGGTCATAGCGTCTGGAGCGACAGTTTCTCAGCCTTCTCAAGGTGCCGAACGGCGCGGTTGAAAGTGGTGCCGCCGAACCCGAGCTTGACAGCCGTGTCGAGGTGGACCTTTGCGTACCACAATTCCCGGGCCGCAGGAAACCACTTTTTCGGTTGGTCGCCTTCCCGGAGGGGTATCCCACGGAACAGTTTTTCAACGGTCAAATCCCGGGAATCGGTTTTGAGGATGAGCCGCAACCGCACCACGTCGACCCGGGCACGAAGTCCGGCGACCGCGGCAGCAAACTCCTGTTCAAGGGCCTCCATAATCAGAGCACAATCCCCCAGAGGGCTTCGTTGAACTCCTCTGCCGCCTCTTCCCGCGACCGCAACACCTCCTCGGTCTCGAACTCTGCCGGGACGTGGATGCCGCGCTCCATGCCGTAGCAGGGGAACGGGAACGGGCTATGCAGGGTCACCTCCAGCTCGAACGCGGCCACGTCCGCAGCGTCGAGGAGTTCCTTCTCCGGCCTCGAAAGCCAGAAGGCATCCAAAAACCGAGCGTGGATGGCGCACATGACTTTGGATTCGAGCGCCCGGTAGTCGGGAAGCAGCCTCTTCAGCGGGGTCGGGATGTCGCCGAGGTACGCCTCGGACGCGTCGTGGAGCAGGCCGATGAGCTGCTGCCGAGACGACTGCTTGCGGTGCTTGGCGATGCGTGCCACCAGCAGGCTGTGCTGGGCGACCGTCAGGTTGCCGAGTTGCCCGGAGAACCGGAGGGTGTTGGCGAGGCCCCGGGAGATTTCCTCGACGAGGTCCCCCTTGGTGATGGCCGCCTCCGAAAAGGAGGTACCAATGTCGGAGAGGTCGATGTAGCGCCCGGAGGCAGTGGTCATTTTCATGTTCAGGTAATGCTTATGCTTGTTGTTAGAAAGTCTCCCGCGGCATCACGGGTTGACCAAAACTTGGTTGTTCAAGGCCGCCGGCACGGGCCGGTAGTCGTTCCAGATGACGTCGACTCTGGGCGCGACAAGCTCGTCTGCCCGGAACCGCCGGTCAAACTCCAATGCGAGTTGCTCGCTGATATTGTTGAAGACGGTGGGGTCCTTGTAGCCGGCAGCCTCGCGGCGCTCAGACAACGTCTCGGGGGAGCACGTTACGTGGTACGTGCGAAAGCCGACGGACGTCAGCGCGGCCAGTTCGTTTGCAAATCGGCAGTTCGTCACCGCGATGGACGCGCTGCGGAACCTGCGCCGGATTCGGGAAAGCATGATGTTGACCCAGAATTCCGGGTTGAGTCCGTAGTCACTGGCATCAAAAACACCCTCGCCCGGGATGCTGACCCCCTCTTCACGGATTTCCGTGGTGATGCGGTGGCGCTCGGTCGTCAGGGGCTGCTCTGCGGTGACAAGACCGCGGCCCCACTGTCCGACGTCCTGTTGGAACTTCCGGACGCCGGGGATGGCTTTGTCGTCAGTCCCGAGGTACCGACGGGCCAACGTGTAAATCGGGTCGGCGAAGCCCAGAATCTCGAAACCGTGCTTCTTGGCGATGTAGTCCTTGCCGACGCCGAGCACGCCGGTGAACGCGGTGCGGGCGGGGAAGACGAATGGGGTGGCAATTCCGGTGGCCGGCCCCCGGTGGCCCAACACCTCGGTGGCGGTAAGCGGCACCCGGTCGTAAAGCCGGGTATCGGGTCTATCGGTTGCTGTGCAACTGCGTTCGTGTGGGTATGTGGTCATGTCGTCGGTTGTTCAGTGGTTTCGATTTCGAGGGCGCTTGGGCAGTGTTCCTGCAAAAATTTTGTCACGTTCGTCAGTATGCGTTTTTCACGGTCGAGGTCCCGGAGCCGTCGCTCATAGAGCGCGTCACCGAGGGCCTTGAAAAGCAGCTTGGGGAAACGGTCGTCCTCAAGCAGGCCGCCGCCTTCGGACTCGTTCAGCTTTCGTAACGTGCCTTGGATTTTGTGCAGCGCAGACCGGCAGTTCAGACTGACCGCTTGGTGGGTGATACCGAGTTCGGCGGCCACTTGGTTCGAGCTTTTTCCACAGCCCGTGTCCAACCACGGCTTATTGTGGTCCTTGACGTCCCGGATGGCAACGTCGCCGACGTGCATGGCGGTGCGGACCCGGCACCGCATCCTCTTTCGTTCGTCGCTGACTTTAAGCATATTTGGTGTCAGGCTGCGTGGAACCCCTTGGTGACCCAAACGGACCCGGAGGCCGGCGAACGCTGGTACCGCAGCGTGGTATGGCACCTGTCTCCGCCGCCAAGGAACAAAAAGTCGACCTCTGTCGGGTGGTATTCCGCGACGAAGAAAGATGACGGTGCAGTGGTGATGTCGGTTTTGGATGACTGCGCCAAGACACGGAGTTCCTCCGGCAAAATCTGGGTCCGGGAGTTGCGAAACCGTTCCAAGGTGACATACATGCGCCGGGCCTCCTCAGAGCGCGCGGCCCATACAGTCTCCCGGATGGAGGCCGCCAATTTGAATGTACCCCGGCACCGCACCACAAGGCCCAAGCTATTCACTGCATCGAAAACCAACGCTGCTTCAAAGTCCGGACCGCCCGTGCGGGCTTGCGAGCCGAACTCGCGGAGGGAGGTGGTGTTGAACTGGACGCAGTCTGGGCGGACGTCGGTGGCGATGAATGTGCTGTTCTGCTGACCGTTGCCAAACCACCCGAAGTGACCGTGGCAGAACGGCAAAAAGCCTGTCGGGAACTGTTTTTGCAGGGCGAAGAACAACGTGAAGGGATTTCCCGGAGGGGGCGCCGAGAAGATGGCCGGGCATGCGAACTTGATGGGAGGAAAAGCACTCATGGTGTCAGATGATGGCCGCATCAACCTCTGAGATTTCGACCAGCACGCAGGACTGGTTGAACAAGTCCCGCAGTTCGCCGGCAAGGGCTGCGACGGTCTGCCGGAACACCCCGATGTTGAGCGAGTCAGTCACGATGGACACCGTCACCGAGTTCTCCACAATGAGTTCGCCTGAAGGGGCCGCCCAACCGCCCGCGTTGGTCGTCAGGGTAAACCCGCCGAAGCCGCGGACGAATATCAGCTTGCCGGCGGTGGCCAGTTTCTCGGTGGCTTTCGTCTCAGTGATGTCGGCGCCGTCCTTGTCCTTGCCGACGCCGATGGTGATGCTGACCTTGCGCCGCTTCTCGAACTTGTCGGGAGCGGGTGCGATGGTCGCGGTCTTGGTGCGGGGGATGACCGGCTGTTGGCCGATGATGGCCACGTTGCGGGGAAGAACCGATTTGGTTGTTTTCATGTCGAGAGCGAAACTGGGGGTTTTTCAGAAGAGGGTCAACACCAAAATGAGGCTGACCGCGGTGGCTGTGGCAAACACCGCGCGCACCTTAAGGTAATCCAGCCGGCGCTGGGACCATGGGTAGCGCCCGATAACCATAGTGTGGTACGTGTAGGCCAGCTCGACCCAAGGGACGAGCCCAAGTCCGACGACGATGACTGCCAAAAAGTTTCTCATATTTTTTCTAACGTGTTGGAAATCAACCCCGCCCGGCGCTTTTCGACCCCTCATTTTCCACATTGAGAGACACCGGGCGGGCACCCTCGAACGACAGGTAAGAGGGTGAGAAATTGGTGGCCCGTATCGTGGGCCGGACGCTGACGTCACGTCAGAGCTTCAGGCTTTGCGAGCTACCCGAGGAGCAGCTACTCGTGCAGTAGTTGTTCGGGTTCGGAGCTGTGCCGGGTGACGGCTTGACGAGTGCCTTCAGGTCCTTCGTGAGCCAGTCAAGGGCCTCCTTGATTTTGGCGATGGCCTGCGCCCGTTCAGGGGTGGTGCGGATGACGTCATCCGGGCTGCGGTTCTTGTTGAACCCCTTCTCGCTGTTGTTGCGCAGGGTCGTGAGGACCGCGTCGAGCTGTTTGTAACTCTGTCTGGTCTGGTCTTCGGCAGTCATTGGTTTTGTCTTCTGGTACCCGCCGGCCACCCTACGCAGACTTGTTTTGGTGGCCGGCTGGCGGGGTTTCACTTTGCGATTTGTCTGCGGAGAATCTCCTCGTGCTTCCTCACGAGCAGGCTTGCGGCTAGCGCAAGGTTGCGGGCGGCCTTGAGGTTGCCGATGGTGATGACGATGTCCCCCGGGAACGAGACGCTCGCCTTGAGGCGGTCAGGCAGCTTGCCGCGACGCCGGAAAGTCAGCGTGCCCTTGGGGCCGGAGACGAGCAACAATCCCTCCGGTTTTCCTCCGTATTTGAACAGCATGGTCATGGTGTTCAAGCTACCGCGAGCGCCCACTTGGGCAGGCTCGGTTTCATTTCCCAATCCCGCCCCAGAGCCGTGATGACGGACGGGCCGCCGGGGTGGAGACGGTGCGGCCGAAGCTCGTTGACAACGCCTTCAAACCAGAATTCAGAAGCGTAGAACCGCGTAGGCGGGGCCTCGCACTTGGCAAGCAGTTGTTGGGCCTGAGCGATAAACCGGGCTTTCATGGTGGTTTCGGTGGGCATGTGGTCAGGTGGTGTAGAGTGATTGCCTTTTGGCGAGGAGCTGCTTGAGGTCGAGGCCGGCGAGCTGCGCCCGCATCCGGTCGGCAAAGCGGTGGCGGTACTGCACCCAGCCGGTGAAATTAGCACAGCGGCCCTCGTGGAAATAGTTGCCCTTGCCGTCGGAATACTCCACGTCAACGTCATCATCATCACCCCACCAAAGCCGGTCCTTGGTCATCGCTTCAGCACAGTGCTCGAATGGCGACCAGTGGCTGAAGCCCCCGCCGGGAGGGTTGAGCAGCTTGTCGAAGGTGCTCAAGTCTTTGGCTTGGTCGACCCCGTTCTCGCCGAAGTTGAAGTAGCTGACACGCGCGCACCTTGCCGTGCAGACCTTGAGAATGTCCTCGATACCGCCCGGGAGGTCTGAGTCGGGCTCGACCCAAAAAGGAAGGTGCCACTCGCCCACATCAAGCGGCACAGGAGTGGAATTCACGTAGCACTCCAACGTGGCGTCGGCTACGAGCTGGATGGCTCCGTCCGCCCCGCCGTCGCACCTCTGGCCGAAGAAATTCAGCCACTCAGTCGACGTGACGAGGATGTCGGTGTAGAGCCACGGTTCCAGATAGCGGTTGAGCTGCTCCTTGGCGGTCCCGTTTGCCGCTTCACAGCCCTCGTGCCAGTCCAACACGCGGTCCAGCAAACTCTCCGCTGAGAACTGTTGGAACGCAGCAGACTCGCGGTCCATCGGCCCCGCCGGAGACATCCCGGTGCCGGCCTTCTTCCAATCCTGCGGGAGGTAGGGGCTCCGCCGGACTCGCTCCCGGAACTTGGCTGTCGGGATGGCCCGGGACGAGGCGGAGTTCCGGCTGAAGCAGCGGTGGGTGTTGAACTCCGCAAGGATAGGCCGCGGCGCCCGTACGTGCATCGTGGTGATGCGGTGCCCATTGCAGATGCTGTCCGCGACGACTTTGGCAAAGATATTCGTGTCTCGTTTCATTTTGATTTTTTCTTGCCGGCGTACCAATCGGCGTGTGTGACGATGGACGTTTTTTTGACCCTGTCAACCCCTAATCCTGACGAGCGATTTTGCCGGCTATCTGGTCCTGAAGCAGGCGCAAGTCGGCATCGACCATCAGCTCAATCAGGTCCGCAAACTTGGTCTTGGGTTCCCAGCCGAGCTTCTTCTTGGCCTTGGAGTAATCGCCGATGAGAAGGTCGACCTCGGCAGGCCGATAGTACCGCGCGTCAATCTCCACATGCTTCCGCCAATCGAGTCCGACCCGCGCAAATGCAACCTCTAAACATTCCCGGATGCTGTGGGTCTTGTTCGTTGCAATGATGTAGTCGTCTCCTTCGGGCTGCTGGAGCATCAGCCACATGGCCTCGACGTATTCCTTGGCATAACCCCAGTCGCGCTTGGTGTCCAGATTGCCCATGAACAGTTTGTCCTGCAAACCGAGTTTTATGTGCGCCGCGGCCCGGGTAATCTTGCGGGTGACGAAGGTTTCGCCGCGACGGGGCGACTCGTGGTTGAAGAGGATGCCGTTGCTGGCGTGCATACCGTAGGATTCGCGGTAGTTCACCGTAATCCAATGCGCATATACCTTGGCGCAGCCATAGGGGCTGCGGGGATAGAAGGGGGTCGTCTCCTTCTGCGGGACTTCCTGCACAAGCCCGAACATCTCCGAAGAACTTGCTTGGTAAAAGCGGGGTTGGATGCCTATTTCGCGGATTGATTCGAGAAGCCGGACTGTTCCGGTTGCGGTGATGTCGGCGGTGTATTCCGGCACGTCAAAACTCACCCGAACGTGGCTCTGGGCCGCAAGGTTGTAGACCTCATCCGGCCGGATTTTGCCTAGCAAGCGCGACAAGTTGCTGGCATCGGAAAGGTCTCCATAGTGCAGTTGCAGGTTGTGCTTCGGGTAATGCAGGTCGGAATAAATGTCTTTGAGCCGCGACGTATTAAAAGTGGATGCGCGCCGGATTATCCCGTGTACCTCGTACCCTTTTTTTAGCATCAACTCAGCCAGATAGGAACCATCTTGGCCGGTGATTCCGGTGATGAGAGCTTTTTTTAATGCCATATAGTGTAAAACGTGGTTGAAACAGTTATCGGCTGTTGATACTTTGGAAATCTTTGTATGCCGAGGCAATCCCTTCGCGGAGTCCGACGGTGGGTTTCCAACCGAGCGCGAACATGCGTGAACTGTCCATCAATTTGCGCGGGGTGCCGTCGGGCTTGGTGGTGTCCCATTCGATGACCCCGGTGAACCCGACGACCTCTGCCACAAGGCTGGAGAGGTCCCGGATGCTGACCTCGGTCCCGGAACCGACGTTGATGAACTGCTCCTCGGAATAGTGCTCCAACAAGCACACCAAGGCCCGCGCCAAATCATCGCTGTGCAAGAACTCCCTCAACGGAGCCCCCGTCCCCCAGCAGACGACCTGCTTTTCCTTCTTGATGGTGGCGTCATGGAACTTGCGAATCAACGCTGGCAGGACATGCGAACCTTGCGGTTCGTAGTTGTCCCCGGGACCGTAGAGGTTAGTCGGCATCGCGCTGATGAAGTCGCAGCCGTACTGCCGCCGAAGTGCCTGACACAACTTGATGCCGGCAATCTTTGCGACTGCGTACCATTCGTTGGTCGGTTCCAAAGGACCGGTCAGAAGATACTCTTCCTTGAGCGGCTGCGGAGCCAGCCTCGGGTAGATGCACGAGCTGCCCAAAAAAAGGAGTTTCTTGGCTCCCGTCAACCAACTGGCTTCGATGATGTTGTTCTGGATTTGCAGGTTTTCCCACAGAAACATCGCTGGATACGTACTGTTCGCCATGATGCCGCCGACCTTGGCCGCGGCCACGACGACATACTCAGGCCGCGTCGCCTCGAAAAAATTCTGCACGTCCGGTCCATGCAACAAATCAAGCTCGCTGCGGCTCCGGACGATGACGTTGGTGAACCCTTGCCGATGCAGCTCACGGCATACCGCACTACCCACCAACCCGCGGTGTCCCGCGACGAATATCTTTGAAGTTCCTTTCATCTGTATCGTGTAAACGCGTTGTGCTTTCACCTCGAAGGGCCGCCACGAGGTTTTCCCCATGGCGGCCTGATTCTCGGTGTTGCGCGTCGGTCAGAGCTTGGGAAGCGGCTGCTTGGTCCGCACCGTGTCGAATCCCGACCAATAACACCCTCCCGGTGCGCAGCCGGCGTGCTCAAACCGGCCCGTGCTGATTCGCCAGAACTCGTCGCTGCTACCGAACTTCCCGGCGTCGACCTCGGACTTGAGCAGCAGCCGCCACCCATCCGCGAGGCCGACCTGTTCCGCGGTCAGGTTGCTGGGGTTGTGCCACTGTTCTTCCACGCGGCATGGTTTCTCGGAGCCCGCCAGCAGGAACCCGTTGTTGGCGAGCGCCTCGAAGGAGTACCAGAGGCCGCCTTGTCCGACCTCCTTGAGGGGCAACTTGATTTCCCCCTTAGCGACGGTCAGGTTGTCCTCGAACAAGACCCCGTCGCCCTTGACCGCCAGAATCGTCGTAGGGTTGCTGTCGCCGTGGGGCAATGCCCTGCGGAACACTTGGGCTCCGATGACCACGTCAGCCGCGCGCCATGGACGGCTCGGCGGGGCCGGAAAAGTGGCTTCCGGCCGGCACCACGAGCTGCCGCCATCGGCCCTCGACCCGATGGCGGCAGCCGGGAGCCACGACTTCGCGGAGTGTCGCCACAAGGCGCCCTCCGGGATGACTTCGCCGACCTTGACGCTGACGTAACCCGCGGGCGGTTTTGGCGACTCCGGCGCCAGCTTGGCCTCAAGCCATTTCGGGTTTATCTCACCGGCGGCGTCAAACCAATCCGAAATCGGCGGCGCGGACTCCGGAGCCGTGACCGGAGCCGTGACCGGAGCCGCAAAGTTGGGGAAAACGCGATTTTGTTGTCCCGCGTGGTCCGATGCGGGCTCCCACAACGCACCCCTGAGGATGAGACTTTGTCGGCCGAGGACTTCGCCCGGGAGGCAAATCCGGTATCCCGGCGGCAACGGGGTGCTGGGCACCGCCACGACGTAATTGGACCGCCCGCCGGGGGACCCGAAGACCGATGTCCACTGGTGTTTCGTCCCGGGGGCAAGTTCCAACCACGCACCGGGCAAGGGGTGCGCAGGGGTGCGCAACCGGTACCCAAACGGTACCGCTATTGGTTGCTTCAGGACCGCGTAACAACGCCGGTTGACGTGGCGGTTTTCGACCGCTCGCGGGGTGGTGACGCCCTTCCAGCAACTCGACTCCGCGGACCAATACAGGCTGAGTTCGTCGAGGCGGTCGCCGAGCTTGGCGAAACGGTAGTTGGCCGGCGCTTTGTAATCGAGGGGCACCGCAACGCGGTCCCGGTCGTGGGTGTGTGACAAATACTTCGAGTGGTCTTCGCTGTTCCATTGGCCGTCCGAGAACACCCTGAAGCCGAACTCCTCGTGACTCTCATCCGAGTGGAGAGTGCGGTAGCCGGTAGGCACGAGTGTCGGCACGCCGGGGAACGCGGGCTCCTTGGCGATGGCGTACAACGGGACCGTGAACGCATTCGGGACAAAATCGTGGGCGGCAATGGCCGGTGCGGACCACTTGTCGGGTTGCCGGTGGGGGTACCAATAGACGTACTTGGACCCCTGCTTGACCTGCTCGGTGGGGACGATGGTGAAACCCTCGGGGACCGGCGGCCGAGGGTACTCGATGGGGATGCTGCTCGGGACGTGGATATTGTCGCACGCGTGGTGGACGGGATGCACGAGGCCCCCACGAGAGGAGGGAATCCACTTCGAGTCGCGGCTTGACCAGAAGACCGCGCCGATTTTGGGGATGACCGCCCCTTCGGGCAGTTTGATGTAGCCCGGAGGGACCGGACCGTGGGTAGTTGCGCTCATGGTATGTTCAGACGTTTGTGGTTTCAGTGATGGGTGAACTTGTGGCAGATTCTGCGGACGGGGTCAAGGATGGAACAGCGGAAAAGAGGTGCCGAACCGGAGTCGAGTCCGAGATTGGTTTGGACTCGGTCTGGAGACGCGCCACAGCGGATTTGAGTGCTTCGACGTCACGACGGAGGTTGTCGATTTCGAGCTTGACCTCGGGCGGCAGGCGCTTGTAGGCGCAGTCCGACCTGATGGCCGGACGACCTTGGACACCCGGCGGCAGGCCGTCCCGGAGTTTGCGCAGGAAGTCCAACATGCGCTCCAGAATCGGCGGCGCGGACTCGGAGTTGTCCAACCACTTCTTCGCGGTTTCCCAGTCGTTGAAGTGGGCCTGCTGGAGGTCCTCCGCCTTGATGCGGTCGTAGAAACCGCCGACGACGGCATGGTAGAAGGAGGAGTCCGCGCACAGGCAGGCGGTCTCCAGTTCGGCGTACCGGCCGAGGTAGACACACCGGCCGCGGATGCCGAGCTGGACGTGCCACGCGGTGCGGCCTTTGGCGAGGACGACCTTGGTGATGAAGCGTTTTGGTTCGAGGGTGCTCATGGAAAAGGGGGTCAGGGCTTCACTAGTTTGTGGATGTTGCGCTTCCACCTTGCGTTCCCGACCTTGTCCGCGCTCGGTGGACAGTACCGGTCCGCCAAGTAGTCCAGCTCGTCACCGGGCCGCCCGGCGGCAAGCCAGCGGGTGCGCGAGTTGCGGATTGTGTTCATGCAAATCCGCCGGGCCTGCGCCGGGCTGGACACCTTCAGGGACAAGATTCCGTAAGGCGCTCGTGCCTTCGGCCCGCCTTCAAGGCGGTATATCGCGTCGGCGATGTCGCTGTCGGTGGCCGCCAAAAGAGGCAGCCCAGCGCACATGAAAAGGAGGACTTTGATGGTCTTCATGGTGTTGATTCTACGGGTATATGCGGTAGCCGCAAGCGGGGGAAATCACAGCACCTTGACCCGGGTCAGGGCGGTCTGCTTGCGGTCGTTCCAGACGGTGTGCTCCTTCACCGTGGCATCGGCCGTGAAGATATCTCCCACGTTGAAGCCACCATCGTTGCTGGTCTTCCAGATGGCGATGCCGGCCTCCGCTTGGAAGCGGTGGATGAAGGTGGTGCCGTACTGGCTGTCGAACGAAGCGGAGCCAAGGTACGTCAGGGACAACTTGCGCAACCGCTCGCCGAGTTGGCCGAAGTGTTCGGACGGGGCCGCCGCGACTTTGGCCTCAGCCTGCACGGTGAGGTGCTTCCGGTAGTGCTGCACGATGTACGCCGCGAGGCCGAGGTTGCGGTACAGCACGCCATCGGACAGTGCGATGGTGCGCAGGTTATGGTCGAAGTCGGAGGCCGGCACGATGGCCGCGGCGAACGCACGGGCGGCTTTGGCGAAGGCGCAGACCTCGGGGGTGAGCGCGTCCTCGGTCAACCACGGGGCGCATTGATTGGGCGTGCGGACGGCGTTCTCGGCAATATCCGAAGTCGAGCTGCCGTAGTTCTCTTGGGCCTGCTTGCGGGAGACGAACCCCTTCTTCCGGATGACGACCTCGACGTAGGCCAAAAAAGTGTCGATTGCGCAGCCAGACTCCTTGGGTGCGCGGTCATCGTCCGCATCGAGGTTCGACTCATCGGGCGTGTCGAACAGCTCGGCAGCCGTGGTGAGCCATTCTGCCGTCTGGGCGAGGGCTTCAGGCGTCGTGCCGGCACCGGTGAAGGCCGCGAGGCAGGACTTGCCGACCTGCTTTAGTCCTCCGGACTCGTTGCAGACGACGTAACTGTCATTGCGGTCCCGGTACAGGTTGCAGTGGTCGCACCGGGCCGGGCCTTGGCGGTACTCGGTGAGGTCGACCTCAACGCCGGGCACCGTCCGGAGGATGTTGCCCTCGGGGGTGTGTTGGATGGTGCAGACGAAACGCCAGCCGGCGAGCTTGGGCACTTCGAGGGACAGCGTCACGTCGACGACCTCGACCCAGACCAGCTCAGGCTTGCGGAGGCCGCGCTTGATGGACAGCTCCACGAGGCGCGGGGCCGACTTGATGAAGTTGACCGGGGTGAGGCCGAGCTTGTTGGCGCGGCGGTTGAGGACTGCGACTTTGTTCTCCAGAGCGGAGAGGCGGTCGGTGGCGATGACGAAGGACTTGGTTTCCATGTGGGAGAGATTGGCGGGTTGCCGGACTGCCGTCGAGACCTAAATCAAATTATTTTGGCAGGGCTTCAAAAGCACCTTCGGGGGCACACTCTTGGAGCTTGGTGAGAGAGGCAAGGGCCTTGGTCAGGCTCTTGAGCGCCTCGTCCACCTCGAAGGCGGCGTCCTCAAAGTGCCCGAGGCGTTCTCCCTCGTCTTGGCCAGCCTCGGACGCCTGCCACCGCTCCGTGGCCTCGTCGAACCGCTCCCGGGCGTTCTCGGCACCTCCTTGGAGGGTGTCCGGGAGGAGTTTCTGCCGGAGTGTGGGGATGACCTCGGTCAGGCCGCGAAAAGCACGGTCGGCCGCTTGGTAGTTGAGTTTGCGTAGCATGGTGTGTCCGGTTCGGGTTTCAGTTCACGCGGTGGCTTCGGCTCCGTCTTCCAGCAAGGCCATGGCGCGGACGTCCTGCCACGCCCGTTCGGCCTGCTCCGGGGAAAAGCCGAGTCCGCAGCAGGCGAGCTTAAATTGCCTCATGGCGCGTCCGACAACCTTCGGACGTCGGTTGAGTAGGGACAACTGGTAGGACGCAGCGCGAGGGCCATTCTGGGGCGCGGCGAGTATCGCCTCGACGGCGATGTTCTGGAGGGTGATGAGGTTTTTCATGGTGTGGGTTCAGGGCAGGCGCGGCTTGGTCTTCGGGAAGGCGCAGCTTGGGAAACGGGCCTGCCGGGCAATCCGGTAGGCGAGGTTGTCCGCGTAGTCCCGACCATGGGTGTCGACAAAACGCTCGGATGTCTGGCGCCAGTAGCGAAAAACGTGCAGGAGGATAGGGGATGGTCTCATGGGAAAATCAATTCGCCGGCCAGTCGATGTGGTTTGGTGCGTCCGGCGCGGCACCCCAGCCGTCGTCGCCAAGCTCGTGCCGGTGGTCCGCCAAGGATTCCGGGTCGGCCACCTTGTCGAGGCCAAGACGGAGCGCCGGCGCCTCGACACGGAGAGCTTCGGCAAGCCACCTCTGCCCTTGGCTGTTGGCGAACTGAATGTGGTACGCCGTGCATCCGTTGGCCCGCCAGACGTAGCCGGAGGGCGCATCGAGGTTGATGGAGCCATCCGCTGAGTCATCCAGCGTGGCGCCGATGAGGGCAAGGTCGGTGCGGAGCTTGTCGAGGAGCTTCATGGTGTGGTCAGGAGTTGAAGGTGCGTTCGCAGCACCGGCCGCAGAATACTTGCTTCTGCCAGCAGGCCCGGGTTGTGATGCCATCGGCGTGGGTGCCGTACCGGAACTTCGCCGGCTGGCCGCACCAAGCGCAGGTCCCTGAGGCTTTCTGCCGGACGGTGTTCGAGCGTGCAAACGGATTGCGGGAAATGGAGATGATGTTCATGGGGAAAAGGGGTCACTTGCCGGAGCGAGCTTTCTCGGCGGCGATGGCGGACAATGCGAGGGCCTCGGTCGAAAAACCGGTGATGACGGTGTTGTACTTGAGGGACCAGACCTCAAAGGCCGGGACCGCGCCGAAGAGGACCTCCGTGATGCGCGGTTCGTCCTCGGACCAGAACGCGAGCTGGTAGGCGTTGTGGCCCTTGATGTAGCGGCTGGCCTGCCACGGCTGGCCGGTCTTCGGGCTGAGTGGCTGGAACTCGGCAATCCACAAGCTCTGGCGCTTGGTGGTGTAGTAGATGCGGGAGGCGGTGCGGGTCTCGTTCGTTTTCATGGGTGGAGAATGGGGCAGCGGCGTTTACACGTCAACAACAAAAATCACAGGAGTTGTGTCCGGGTCTCGTCGTGGAAAGTGGGGGCCGGATTTCCGTGAGTGATGCCGAAGGTCTGCCCCGACTTGACGTCTGCCTCGGTGAGGTACCGGAAACCGCAGTAGGCGTTGGCTTCCGACAGGAGGCCCGCTGCGAGGTCGTGGTACGCCTTGCGTTGCTCGGTCTGGTCGTTGGTGCTGTTGGCCAAGAAAGCGTTGGCGCGGGTGCGGATGATTTCGATGTGGAGGGTCTTGCGATGTTTCATGGGGAGAGGTATGCCAGAGTGGCGGAACGGCGTCAAGAGGGAAATAATTTGATTTAGAGGGCGGACTGCCGTCACGGCGTGATGGTTCTTTTTGACCACCCCGGAGAGGCGTAAACAGGATTTGATTTGTCCATGACAATAAAACGGGTGTGATGGCTATAGAGGGCCAAACTGGCAATTATCCCACGTATGTCGTTATTGTCATAGTCGTGCTGATAGACGGTTGCTGGTGATATAGGCGCTATATACGGCTTCGCAGCTTGCGTAAGTCGTTGCAAATGGGTTTTGTCCTGTTTCCAAAAGTCCTGTAGGACCATAAACTGTATGATTTATCATTACTATAGATGCCTATTATTATTCTATATATACATCAAAAAATATATATTACTAGTATAATTCTATATAGTAATAGAAATGATAGACCGTTTATGGTCTCTAGGCAAGTCTTGAAAAGGCGATTGTGGCGGGGCCACCCCTTTTCCTGCCCTGACGTTAATGGGGTGAACGACCTTTTTTCAGGTGCTCCGGCCGAGGCAAAGAAGCTGTTGAAGGAGAGCGACCGCTTGCGCCGGGACAAAGAGCGGGCAAAGTGGTGGTCAGCCAATGGAGCTTCCAGTCGAAAAGACAGCGCACCTAGTGCGGAACGACCCAGTCAGCATCTGGGAGTCGTACCGTCAGGCGTTCGGTAACCCCGCACGGGTTGCAGCGCATCACGGCATCACGCTGGTCGAGGTGCTGGAGCTGGCCAACGTCGGCCAGTGGGCTCGGCGCCTCGCTGAGGAAGGCGGCCTTGGCAAGGAAGACCGGGACGTCGTCACGACCAACCGCGGCGTCAACCTCGTCCACGCTCGCCGGCTGTCCGCCATCCTTTCCCGGGTGATGGACGAAATCGAGAGCGTGGACGGCGCTTTGGAGGAGTTCACGTCCGAACCGACCAAGACCGGCATGAAGCGGACGGTCAAACCGTTGGTCGACCTCGCCAAGGCCCTCGCCACCGCGCAGGACATGACCTACAGGGCGCTTGGAGACTCTGGAGGCACCAAAGACGCACCCCCGGCCGATGTCGACGCTCTGGCAGCCGCTGTGAAGCAAACCTTCGCCCTGACGGATAAGGCACATGTCCCTGTCATCCCTCCCAAAGCCGGCGACGCTTGAGGCCCTCCTCCGTTTTCGACAGCAGGAGCTTCGGGACTTCGCCAAGGCGTACTTCGGAGAAGGCTACATCAGTCGGGTATCGGAGCGTTCGGGGGCTTGCCTGATGACGACGGGCGTGGCTTTTCGGTCGGAGCGCCCTTGGGCCAAGTGCCACCACCTCAGTCGGATAGAGGCCGCTCTGCGGGAGATTGGGTTTGTGTCGTCTCTCGACCAGCCGACGTTTCTTCGGCTCGCCATTCCCCGGACCTCCAACCGCGACAGCACCAAGGTGTCTCCGGAGAGGCTGCGCCGCATGGGATACCGCAATGCAGTGTTGCCAAAGCTGGCGGGGAGTTGAGCGTGGAGGTCCTCGAAGCGCAACCGCGGAGGCCGTGGCATGAATTCAACACGCCTCCAACGGCGGGTTGAGCGGAAGTGCGGGCCTCAACACGCCACAAGTGACTCAAGGACGTACTCAAACTAGAAAACTACCTTACCGTAGTAGTGCTTAGGCAGCCACTGAGCCAACTAGGGTAGCTGCCTACAAATCGTAAGGGAAGTTATTTGATTCACGTCTATGATTGAATATAATCATTATAGTGCGTCGCTTTCGAGGGTCTCCCAACCCTCAAATGCGCAAAAAGAGCCAGTCGCCTCGGACCAGTGTGCCACGCCCACTACTCTTGACGACTCCGACACGGCCCTGAGGCACACAGCCCTCGGTCGTTACCGTTAAAGTCGACGGGGGACCAACTGACGGGGTGGGTTGGCTCAGACCCTGCCGCGCGCCATGAAAAAATGGTGCGTGGGGCCGCTTGCCGCGTACAAACGCGCCGGGTAGGCTCCTGCCATCGCGTGAATACCGTCTACACTTACCACCACGCCGACGAAGCGCGGGAATGGCCGGCAGAAATCGAGGTCTGGGCCGACTCGTGGCACCGGCATGGGTGGTCCCCAGTGGTACTGACCGAGCGTGACGCCCACAGGTCGCCGCTTTTCCCCGAACTGTTTGAATGTGTAAACAGTCTCCCTACCGTCAACGGCCACGCCTACGAGAACGCCTGCTACCTTCGTTGGCTGGCGCTCCACGAACGGGGTGGCGGGCTCCTGACAGACTACGACGTCGTCAACCGCGGCTACCGGCCCGACCACCTCCTCGCGAATGCGCCAGCCATTCATCTACACCTCGACAAAGTCCCGTGCGCCTTCTACGCCACCCCGGCAGGACTTGAGACGACCTTTGAATGGTGGCGCAAGCCGGGTGAACCCTTCATCGTGCTGGGGCAGCCGCACTACTCGGACATGCACCTGTGCGCCCGCTTCTCGTCCTTCCCGGTCGACCCGGCTTGTTCCGAGTTCGGCGACCCCCGAGTCAACGGCCTCCCGCTCGTCCACTGTGCGTCGGAACGCACCCGTGTCATCGGGCTGGACAAGGTGACCGTGATGAAAAGCATCACATGATTAACGCCGGCCTCTTCGCGGCCATGTGCGCCCACCTCCGTGAGGGGGACAGGCTATCCGCGGCCCGCTTGTTCGCAGCAAGCGCCAAGGTGGCCGTTCCGCGAACTGACGCAGACGCCGTAGTCTATCTCAGGCAAGTGCTAAGGTATTTTCTTGAAGCTGATAAGTACGAGGAGGCGGCCGAGCTTCTGTGGGGCAGCGCAGTCTTTTCCTGTCAACCCCGCTGCACCCAAATGGTCTGGCGGAACTTCCGCGCAGAGCCTTTCGTCCTGCTCCAAGGAGCCGCGTCGATGTCCAAGTCCTACGGGGGCGGCGCATACCTGCTGCTCGACTGGCTGCGGGACCCTGAGTACACGACCATCAAGCTCGTCGGCCCGTCCGAGCAGCATCTGGAGGACAACCTGTTCTCCCACATCATCAAGATGCACCAAGACTCGGCAATTCCGTTGCCGGGGCACGTCGGCAAACTTTTCATCGGGCTCGACCCCCGTCAGCGTCGGTCCGCCATCTCCGGCATCGTCATCCCCATCGGGAAAAAGTCCGGCCGGCTTCAAGGTTCCAAGCGTTTCCCCCGCAACGGCGCGGTCCACCCAGTCTTCGGGCGCATGAGCCGCCTCAAGATTTTCATCGACGAGTTCGAGAACGTGCCGCCCGGCGTCATCAAGGACATCGAGAACGTGATGGCCAACTACAACGGCACGGAGGACGCCGGCACGTTGTTCATCGGCGCGGCGTACAACCCGACCAACATCGGCGGCCCCGCCGGCGTGAGGGCCGAGCCCCTCAACGGCTGGGGCTCGTTCAACATGGAGACGGACGAGGAGTGGAAGTCCAAGCGCGGTTGGAAGGTCGTGCGCCTTGATGCGGCCAAGTGCGAGAACGTGATGCAGCGCGAGACCATTTTTCATGGTCTCCAGACATACGAGGGATACCAAGCCATCATCCGCGGGTCCGGCGGCACCGAGTCGGCCGGCTACTTCACGTTCTGCCGCGCCTGCTTCCCGATGTCGGGCAACGCGGTGTCCGTCATCCCGCAGTTGATGCTCGACCGGAGCGTCGCGACCGTGACGTGGCGGGAGACCCCGCGCATCGTGGTCGGAATCGACATCGCCCTTGAAGGTGGCGACACCGCCAAGCTGGCGTGGGGCAAAGCTGGCGTCGCCACCGGCGTCACGCGGCAGCCGACCATCCAGTTTCCCCAAGGCGAGACCGTCGTTTTTCAGGGGCCGCAGGGACGGCCGGGAGAAAAGTACCTCGTCCAGCTCTGCGCCCTCATGCCGCTCCCCAAGGGCGACACTTGGGTGATGGCCCAAGAGGTGGTCCGCGTCTGCCGACTGCTCAACGTCGACCCTGATTGGGTCACGATGGACCGCACGGGAAACGGCGCCGGCGTGCATGACATCGTCAAGACGCTCTGGTCATCTGCCGTTCGCGGCGTGAACTATTACCAAGCCGCGTCGGACAAGAAAATCGTCGCCGAGGACAAGACCACGGCGCACGAATCGGTCAACCGGATGGTGTCCGAACTGTGGGTCGCCCTGCGGAAGTGGATGGACTATGGGCGCTTCTTCATCCTACCCGAAGTTTCCTTAGATAAGCTAGGACCTCAGTTGGTCGGCCGGCAGATTTCGCTCGGAAAAGTCGACGCCGTCGAGTCGAAGAAGGATTTCACAGACCGAAACAACCCGTCGCCCGACGAAGCGGACGCCACCACGCTGATGTTGCACTCGGCCCGCATGGCGAGCGGCGAGATTCCGGCCGTCACCCAAGACGAGGTCTCGACCTTCGTCGAAGTCAATCGCGGCCAACGGTTTGCAGCGTACCGCGAAGGTGGCGCAATCGTCGGTATCACCGACCGTTTTTCCGGCCTGAATGACGAAGGCGGAGCCGACAGCGAAGATTTTTGAAAAAGGTGTTGCCCTCCTCCGGGACATCTGCCAGTTTCTCGGTGTCGGAGACATTACAACCGCAGAAACACATACCAAAAATACCATGAACGACCTCGCTTCCATCCGCTCCATCAACGAAGAGTTCTGCCGCAAGCAGAAGGCTCAGAAGGCTCTGAAGGCCACGCGCGCCGCTCGGGCCGCCACGGTGGCCGCCTCGCTTCCGAAGCGTGGCAGCGGAAACTAAGGGTCTTGGATGGGTGGATTTGAACCGCCCATCCTCCTATTTTTGGCACCGTCGTCTATGGTAGGACACCGCTGCGTAGCGGCGGAAGACAGGGCTCGTTTCCCTGCGGCGCCTCCAGTTTTTTGACATCTTGCCGCCGCACATGGTACCACGGGAGAACCGGGGTCGGGTTTGTGTATTACCACATGAAACATGCGCGCGGCGCCTCTTCTAGCAGGGTAGAACAGTGGTAGTTCATGTGGCCCATAACCACACCGTCGGCGGTTCGATTCCGTCCCCTGCTCCCATTTCAATGAGTGTGGCCGGCGTGACCGAAAGGGTCCGGCCAGTGACACCTTGGTCCCTCTCCGAACGGGTCACGCAAGACCTGCCTGCGGAGCACCCGAAGCACTCGCCAGTTTGCGTGTTGACGCCCAAAGCGGGCACCCCAACAAACCCCGCAGCAAAGTCGGACAAGGGTAACTCCCATAGATAGGCTCCAAGTCCGACCCGGCCGCTCTCTTTCCCGAGGGCGGCCTTTTCGTGTCCCGACATTACCGATAGGTATGGCACAAAAAACTGCGGGAGCCCTTTCTGTCGGCACAACTCCAGCCGTGGCGTTCGGTCCGACGCTCCGATGGGTGTCCGGCACCATCACGAACCTCGGCTCGAACACGGTGTACCTCAAGTGGACAAACGATGATGCAGTCGTGTCCACCACGAACGGCATCCCGCTTGCCGCGGGGGCGACCATCAAGGCCGAACGCAAATTTTTTGGTCCGGCCTCCGGATTCTCGGCAGTCGCCGCGACCGGCACCAACGACGTTCGGTACTCCTTCGCGTGACGTCGCTTGCCGCGATAACCCACCAACCGTAGGGTTTCTCCCACATGACGTTGCAACAGCCGAACCCCAATCTGTACCCGACACGGGGTTTCCTGTTCCGGGAGTCGAATGGCGTCGAGGTTCGGTCGGACGACGGGTGGAGTTCACTCATCCAAAAGGTCAAGCAGTACCGCGCGCTTACCAACCAGCCTGCCGGCGACCCGCAATCCGAGGTCTTTGAACAGGCATGTGCGGCGCAACCGACGCTCTGCAACACAACCAACGTCGCCTCCTCTTTCCCGCAGGACCCGAGCGTCAAGCTCGGCATCGACATCGGGCTGTGGCTTGTCGAAGTCCGCATCAGGGACGCTCGCAACACGCTGGAGCGGGTCTCAAGCGAAGAGGCGTCCAAGAGGGCGTCCATTTGCCGGGCCTGCCCCAAGAACCACGGCTGGAAGGTGTCGTGTAAATCGTGCGACGCCGCGGGAAAAACCATCGTCGCGGAAATCCGCCGCAACGGTCCGGAATTCAACGCTGAGGGGCTGCACGGATGCGCCCTTTTTGGGCACCACAACGAGACTGCTTGCCGCCTGAAGCTCGACCCGGCCGCGCCGCGGGAAGATGTCCCGGACGCCTGCTGGAGGGCAAAACAGTGAGGCGAGCCCGGAACGCTTTCTTCGCGCTCCGACGCATCGTCGTGTCTCTGTGGGCCGGGACGAGCCCTCTCGTCAGCGAAGAGACCGCACAAGCCCGGGACGCCGTCTGCACTATGTGCCCCCATTTTTCTGCACAGGTCTGCAATCTCTGTGGCTGCATCGCGCCTTTGAAGGCCCGACTCTCCACCGAAACCTGTCCCGACGTCCCTGACCGCTGGAAAAATCTCTGATGGACCCGCTCCCCTCCACAAATTGCACGACCTCTGGTGACCCTCGTATCTCCGACGAGGGCAAGGTGGTCCGCCGGTCTATCCAGACCATCCAGCAGGCCGGCGACGTCATCAAGCGCCTCATCCAAGAGAACCGCGAACGCAACACCAAGAACGCCCGCATCATGGCGGCGTACAATGCGGAGCAGCCGGTCAGCCCCGCTTTGCTGCGCAGCGAGGGCCTCTCGTGGAAGTCCAATTTTTCCACCAAGCCGTTGCCGGTCCTCATCGACAAGGCGTCGTCCCGTTTCCCGAAATCCATCCACTCCGCCCGGTACCTGACCTCGGCGTCGCTTCCCGACAGCTACCCCGACGCGCGCATCAAGACCGAAAAATTCCGTCGGGTGTTCACCGAGACCGTCCGGGCGAACCCTCTCTGGAAGAACTTCGTCGCCGAGCTGGCGCAGGAGAACACGATGTTCGGCTACGCAGCCGCCATGTGGCTCGACGAGGAGGGTTGGATGCCTTCCTTTTTCCGGCAGGACGCGTTCTTCATTCCCGTCGGCACCAAGCAATCCGCCGCTTCGTGCCCGCTCATCGTCCTCGTCAAGGACAACCCCATCCACGAAGCCGCGGAAAAACTTGAGGAGGCTTCGTCGGCGGAAGACAAACGGTGGGACCTGCCGAATCTCGTCAACGCCATCAATAGCGCGATGCCGGAGCAGTTGCGGAGCCAGTCGTCCGACTACCTCCGCGTCTACGAGGACCTCATCCGCGGCGTCAGCTTAGGCACCTCGTACACCGGCGCCGAAGTCGTCCGGTTCTACCACCTCCTCGCGACCGAACCAACGGGCCGGGTGACCCACATCATCTGCGACCGCGAATACCGCCTGTTGTTCTACCACCCGGAGCGGTTCTTGAAGATGACCCATGCGTCCGCCTTCCTCAGCCACCAACAGGCCGATGGAACGATGCACGGCAGCAAAGGGCTCGGGCGCGAGGTGTACAACATCGCTCGGGCGCTCGACCGGTCCCGCAACGAGGTGATTGACCGGCTCCAGCTCGCCGGCAAGCTGGTCATCCAGTGCGACCCCCGCAAACTCAACCAGTTCCGGATGCACGTCCATGGGAACGCGATTATGATTGAGGAGGGGTTCGAGGTGTTGGAACGGAAAATCGACCCCGCGGTCGAGCCGTTTTTCACGCTCGATACGTACCTGACCGGCCTGCTCGACCAGATTGGCGGCAGCACGAGCCCCAAGCAGCTCTCGGGCGACCGTGTGACGGCGGCCCAAGTCGACTTCATGGCAGGCCGTGAGGACGAGCGCGCCGACACTTTTCAAGAGCGGTGGCTCTTCCAGTTCATGGACATCGACACCGAAATCCAGCGGCGGTTGTGTCTGCCGGATTCGCGGGATAAAGACGCAATCGAGTTTCGTCGAAAGCTCATCGAGGAGGAGCGGTTCTCGGACCGCGAAGTCGACTACTTCGGGACGGTGCCGGCCATCGGCGTGGTCCGGGAACTCACAGAGGTCGAGCGTCAGAACATCATCACGGTCTGCACGGCGGCGCGCGGAAACCCGCAGTACAATTCCCACGAGGTCGAAAAGCAGTACGTCACCGCCTTGCTTGATGCCGACACCGCGGAACAGATGTTGCTGCCGCAGGACGACCCGACCGAGACCGCGGAGCAGAGCCGGTTGCAGATGATGGAAAACTCGCTGCTCACCGACGGCCAGATGATTCCGGTCTCGGCGCGAGACAACCACCTTGTCCATCTGGAAGTGCTTGCCCCGGCGCTCCAGCCCGTCGCCGAGGAAGCCATGAAGTCCCCGCAGGCCGAGCCCATCTTGGAGGCGTATGTCACGCACATGGCGGCCCACGTCAACACGGCCAAGCAGCAAGGCGCGGCGCCGGAACAGCTCGCCCCCTACGAAGCCGCGGTGAAGCAAGCGGCAGCCGCCCTTCAACAGCTCAAGCAGTTGGCGGCACAGCAACCGCCGGCGCAGCAACCGCCGGCAAACCCGCAGGCCGCGCTTGCGGCTCCGGCACCCGCAGGCTAAGACAGACTGCGTGGTGACCATCGAGAAGATTCCGGACTGGGGCAGCGAGGATGCGGAGAACCTGAGGGGTTTTCTCCGCACCCCGACCGGGGGAAAGTTCCTTCGCGCCATGGACATGAAGCGCCGGGCGTACCCGCGCAACGTGTCTTTTTCCCGGGCTTCGATTGCTCTCGGTAGGACCATGGGTTTTGACGAGGTCGAAGCACTCATCGAACTTCTTGCAGTACCTCCGGAAACCCCCAAAGAAGAGTCGGCCACGACCCAAAGTCTGCCCGCGCTTGAAGATGACAGCGCGTGGGTACAAGACGCGGTCACCGGCCGTGTCACGCTTGCAAGCAACCCCTGATTTTTATGCCCGACATTGACAATACGTTTGCCACCCTCGCGGAAGTCCTACCTACCGGACCCGCGGAGGTCACTCCCCCCGTTGCGCCGACTGTCTCCGCAACTCCGCCGGTCGAAAGCACACCGGCCGCGCCGGTAATCTCCGCGGCCCCCGTGGTCGAGCCTCAGGATACAGCGCCGGCCGCCCCTGCCGCGGATACTTTGGACGGGGTCAGTCTACCCCCGTATGCCAAGCCGGCCACGACCGCGGCGTTTGACAAGGTCAAGGAGTTGGCCCGCACCGAGCTGTCCAAACGGGATGCCCGCATCAAGGAGCTGGAGGAGGCGTCCACGCAGCCCGTCAGCGTCGACAAACTGCCAAAAGAAGTCGCGGATGAACTGGCCGAGCTGCGCGCTTTCCGCGAATCGTTGTCGGTCGAGGGCGACCCCGTTTTTGAGAAGAAATTCGGGGAGCCGTTGAAAAAGCTCGACGAGTCGATTTTTTCCAAGTTCCGGGAAGCCGGGCTGGGTGACAAGGTGATTGACGGCATCAAGGCCGTCGGCCTCGACGAACTCGACTACGCCGATTTGTACAGCAAGATGGAGGCGGCCGGGCTCGACGCGACGCGACTCAAGTTGGTGGTCGAGGCGAAACGCATCCAGCGTGAGGACCTCAAGGAGTCCCGTGACGAGGCAATCAAGGAGGCCAAGAACAACTCCGGCAAATTCCACGAGGAGCGCCGAAAGGATTCCGAGCAGACCGAGTTCAAGAAGCTGGAGACCGTGCAGACCACCACCAATTCGTTGGTGGGCCGCACCCCGGCGTTCCAGCTCAAAGAGGTGCCGGCGGGCGCAAGTGCCGAGCAGAAGGCCGCCATCGACAAGCACAACGCCTTCATCGGCACCGTGCGCAACGAGGTCGCGACCTTCGCCAAGGAAATGACTCCGGAGAGCTACGCGCAGGCCATCGCCGCTTTTGGTCTGGCGCGCATTTTCCGGGCGGAAGCCATTTCGGAGCGTGCGCTCACGAAGGACCTCTCGGCGAAGTTGTCGGCGGCCAACGACCGGTTGACCAAGCTCGAAGCGTCGGGCCGTTCGACCAAGCCGGGCGAGTCCGTCACAGCGCGTCCGACGCCGGCCAAAGCCGCAGACCTCTTCCACACGAGCGCGGACCAAGCGTTTGACGCCCACATGAAGGCGGCGGAGGCCAAGGCTTGAGCGACAACCCTCCCGGAGTCGCCGGCTTGGTCGACGAAATGATGGTGGACCCGTCGAAACCCATCACGGGGCCGCCGGTACCGCGCAAGGCAGCCGAGGGTCCGTTATCGGCGCAGCCAAAGGCACTCAACCCGCCCGGCACCCTCGTGGCGCCGCGTCCGGTCGCTGCGGTGCCCGTGTCCCGTCCTCTCCCGGTGGTCGCAGACAAACGGGACATCGCGTTCTGCTTGCCGTGGTACAAAACCACCAACCCGCACACGGTTTTCTCGCTCCTGTCGCTCTTTGACAAGACACAGATGGGCCTGAAGATGCAGGTCGGGGACGCCATGATTGTCCACTCACGGAACATCATCGCGGATTGGTTCCTGAAGTCGAAACACGAATGGTCGCTCTGGGTCGATGACGACATGGTCCTCCCCACTGGCAACCCGGGCTGGTTTCGGGACGTCACGGATTTCCGCGGCATGGATGACGTGACCGCCGGCCGCAACACGGTCGACCGGATTCGGGCCTCAGGCAAGACGTTCGTGGGTGCGACCTATTTTGGACGCAACAAGACCGGAAGGCCCATGTTTGCCGAGGCGGTGGGCAACAAAAAAGTCGCAGCGGAGGTCCGTAAAGCCCCCCGGGACGAGGTCCGGGCCACCGCATGGGTCGGAACCGGCTGTGTACTCATCCACAGGAGCGTTTTCGAGGCTATCCAGCGGAAATTCCCTGAATTGGCACCGCCGAGCGCCGGTGATGTCTGGCAGTTTTTCTCGCCGAGTCAAGATGTGCTCTTTCGGGCCGCGGAAAGTCTCGAAAAACTCACAGAACCGGAGGAAATCAAGGCGGCTGCCGCGGATTTGGTCCGACATGCACGCGAATACCACCCGGGGACCGGGGAAGACGTCATTTTTTCGCGCCGGGCGTTTGCCGCGGGACACCAACCGTATGTCGACCTCGGTTTGGTCGTCGGGCACCTTGGTGCAGCCTGTTACGGTCCCACGAACACCATTACATGAAGCTCCTCGTCGCCCTGTCTTTCTATTCTGGGGACCGTGACCAAGCGCATCGGCTTGCGCGGCTGCTTGCGGACGTTGAACCTACGTTCACAGACGTTTTTGACCTCCTCATCCTCCCACGATGGGACACAACGGTTGATGAAGACGTCCTCCGGTACTGCCAGAGCAAGTTCAACGTGTACACGTCGTTCTCGACCATCAAAAAGGTCGGTTATCCGGCTGGACCGTGGTCGACATGGCGTGGGTGCTACGATTGGGCCATTGCGCAGGGGTCAGAGTACGAAGCGGTGATGACAATCGAGAGCGACAGCGTTCCTTTGACCGCAGATTGGGCCAAAAAAATCTGGGAAGCGTGGAAAACACAGCCAAACGTCGGTGTGATGGGCGATATGCAGCCTCCGCACAACGGTTTTGGCTGCCACATCAACGGCAACGCCGTGTTTTCGTGCCGTACCGCCGTCGCTCAGGCCATCCAAAACTGGTCGATACCGAACGATTCAGCAGCTTGGGACCTCTTTGGATACCCCGTTTGGGCCGCTTTTGGGGTGCATGACACCCCAATCATCCAATCGGACTTCCGTTCACAGAGGCTCGATGCGAACTACCTTGACCGGCTCGCTTTCCGTGGAGTGGTGTGGCACCACGGCTGCAAAGATGAGTCCGCGTACCAGTACGCGGTGTCGAAGGTGGTGTTGAAAAAAGAGCGGCCCACAGTTGAAGAGGGAGGCTCCGTCGATGATTTGCTTTTCCGGTACGACGACTCCTTTCCGTCGGTGCTGAAGCAGGGGTTGGAAGGCCACCTTGTAGACCCAAACACTTTTGACAACCCGCAGGCGCTGAATTTCAACCCCTCGCTGGCCCGCATCGGGGACCACACGGGAATTTTTTACCGCACCCAAGCGGGTGGTGGGTGGAGCAGAATCCGATGGGCGCTTCTGTCAAAGGACCTGAAGAGCATCACGTTCGACACCCTTGTTTCCGGGCTTCCTAAATGGCTGGACGGGCTGCCCAGTCACTATGAGGACCCACGGTTTGTGGAACTTGGTGGGGTCCCTCACCTTTCGTTCATCCACAGTCGGTACCGTCATGGAGCCAGCCCCGGATGGAAACAGTGCCTCGCGCCGGTGACTGTGGACGAAAGTGGGCGGGCCAGCGTCGGAGAACCGGTGCCGTTGAACTACCGAGCCAACACCGGGGAATTCGGAAACCACGAAAAAAACTGGGTGTTCTTCCAAGAAGGGCAAGAAAAGTTCTTCGTGTACGAATCTGACCCGCACGAGGTTGTCAACATCGACACGGGGAAGGTGGAAAAGAGCTTTGTCCACCCGTTGGCGGGATGGAAGTCGCGGTACGGCAACCCTCGGGGCGGTTCGTCGCCAGTCCGACACGGCAATCTCTGGGTCTCCTTTTTCCATTCGTCGGTCCCACACACCAGCCGTCTTCGCCGGTACCACATGGGGGCGTATGTCTTTTCCGTAGGGAACAAGCATCGCCCGCTCCGGGTGACGAAGAAGCCGCTGCTCACGGCGTCGACCATGGATGGGTTTTCGTGGCGGGACGGTTCACGAGGATGGGAACCCATCGTCATCTTCCCCGCGGGGGCTATTTTCGAGGACGGAATCTGGACAATCAGCGCGGGTATCAACGACTCGCGATGCGGAATTTTTAAGATTCCGCACGGGGTTTTGATGAACAGCCTGCACTGAGGATATTACATTTGAGGCAAAAACTTGCTCGGGGCGCCTCGACCGAGAAACGGCCTAAGAGTGTCTATCCATTGGCCCGGAGAGACGAACCCGCTCAGGGGTTGTTCTGAGATTCCGTCAACTCTTTCCGTTTACCCAATATGGGCGATTGTTTCACGCAGGCCGATGCTTCCAATTTCGCGACCAAGGACACCAACCGTGTCATTGGTACCATCGCGAAGGCTCTCGCAGCCAACTCTCCGTTTATGAACGTGCTCAAAGGTGGCACCTTCGCGAACGGTATCTCCGACCAAGTCCGCTCCGTCGTGCAGCTTCCGGCTGCCGCGGGTGACTCGCTCGTCGCGCCGGAGTTCACCAACGATACCGACGTCTGCGGCCAGTACGGCAGCCAGAACCTCACCGACACGGTCGAGTATCTGTTCCGTCTCCAGACCCTGCGTGGCTTCGGCCCCCGGGTGTGCGTCAAGGACGGCCGCGCCGCGTTCAAGTCGAGTTACACGATGGCGGAGGATGCGCTGACCAAGCTCATCACCCAGTACATCAACTCCGACATCAAGTACCAGCTCTACGCCAAGTCGGCGTCGAAGTACAACGCCGCGGCCGGCTACAAGTTCTCCGACATGTTCACCGGTGGTGAGCAGAACAACGTCGGTATTCCGTTTGCGCACGTCCTTCCTTCCGCCCGGCTCACGTTCGCGGCCCTTCACAAGGTCGCCCGGCATCTCAAAGAAGCCTTGTTCGCCGACATGTTCGGCGGCACCGGTCTCGATGCGAGTTTCCGTTTTATCGGTTCCGCGGACATCGTCGAGGCGTTCCGGGATGAGGTCGGCGTCAAGGACGTGCTCGTCGGTCTGACGACTGGTGGGTACAAATTGGGCGAGGTCTCGCTGTCTGCGTACTCGTTTGCCAGCGCCCCGGCGTACCGCGGCATTTCGCTCGGCATCGACCAGACCCCGCTGCGGTTCAACACCATGACCAATGGTGTCCCGAACTTCATCGAGCCCGACACCACGACCATCGACGTCGTCACCCACAAGGGTTCCCGGAAGCGCAACCCGGTCTGGTTGGCGGCGGCCTACGAGATGGGCTTCCTCATTGCCGAAAACACCTTCGAGCGTCTGGTGCCCGAGAAGTACGTTGGCGAGGGCAGTTTCAAGTTCGCCCCGCAGCTCCACATGGGTGAACTCGACTGGCACTATCAGGTGGACAACGACTGCAACGTGTACGGGGACTTCGGCTTCCACAAGTTCCAAATCACCCGCGCGTACCGCCCCATCCGCCCGCAGCACGTCGTGCCCATCGTCTACGCTCGCTGCGACGCCGACCTCGGCCTCGTCGCGTGCGAGCACACCGCGCCGTTGCCGTACACCGGCGGCTCCATCTAAGCGACAGCCCCTCCAGATTCAGAAAGCGGTCACGACATTACTCGTGACCGCTTTTTTATGGATACCGAGCGATTTCCAGCATGGCAGAGTTTTCAGAAACAGGAGAGCGAACGCATCCGGCGCGTCCTGACCCCCCTGACCCCCAGCCCGGAAACCGCTGAGTTGGAGCCGGCTCCGAGCGACTCTGACCAGACGTTAAGGGACAAACTCGTTAGGGCGTTAGTCGTTAGTGCGACCACCACCGGCACGGGTACAGTGAACAGCGTCTCGGTAGCCCCTGCAAACGGGGTGACTGGAACGGTGGCCACGCCCACGACCACGCCGGTCATTTCATTGACGCTGGGGGCCATCACGCCCACGTCGGTAGCAGCCACCGGAACGGTCACTGGAAGCAACGTGTCCGGTACAAACACCGGCGACCAAGATTTGTCGGGGTTTGCAACGAAGGCGGCCAATCTAGGCGACCTTGCGAGCGCCTCGAACGCGCGCACCAACCTCGGACTCGGCACGTTGGCCACTCAGTCGGGCACATTTTCTGGAGCCAGCTCTGGCACCAATACAGGCGACCAAACCATCACTCTTACAGGGCCTGTCACAGGCACCGGCACTGGAACCTTCGCAACAACCATCACGCCCACGGCTGTCACGCCCGGAACTTACACTTCTGCAAACATCACAGTTGGTTCAGACGGACGCCTTACGTTTGCCCAAAGCGGTCCGGGTGATGTGCTTCCGAGCTATGTCTCGGGCCATGTTGGAACTCTTTCAAAGGGAATGGTAGTTTGTTTAGTTGGAGGTCTGCTAAAAAGAGCGACCAATGTTTCTCCGTACAATGTTCCTATCGGCCTCCTGTACGAAGACACGCTTGCTCAAGGTGTCTCAGGCAGGGTTCAAACCGATTTGAATCTCACCACGACCACACTGGCTTGGGATGCTGCAACAGGAATGGTTGGCGGACTTGCTCAAAATCAAACGTACTTTCTAGGCCCATCAGGTGCAATGACTCCGTATGCTCCCAGCACTGATTACGTTGTTCCCGTAGGTGTTGCACTAAGCTCAACTACGTTTAGAATTGGTTTCAATTCAAACATTTTACGATAAAACATTATGGCTGCTGCAATACCTATTCAAGTCCTTTCCACTGGACAACTCGCCAATTTCCAAGCTGGCGATTTCCTCGACCTTAACTTGGGCGGCACTGGAGCCACTACTTCTGGTGCGGCGCGGACGAATCTAGGTGTTGCCATCGGGTCAGACGTGCAGGCGTATTCTGCCGATGCTGCGTCTCTGCATTCCTTGAGCGGCACCTTGGGCCTTGCTTGTCGTACTGCCGCTAACGTCTTCACGATGAGGCAGGTCGCGGTTCAAACGCGGCTGACGGTTACGAACCCGGCGGGAACGGCCGGCGACATCACGCTCGACCTGAACACATTGGCGGATTCGGGTACTGGCACGTTCGCAAAACTTGCACGCGATACTTATGGTCGCGTGAGCGGAACGACGGCTGTGGTCGCTGGCGACATCACCGCGTTGGTGAACGCCATCTACGCGCCCATCAACAATGCGGTGTTCACTGGGACCACTACGCTAGCCGCGGACCCTGCGTCTGCGTTGCAAGCTGCAACCAAGCAGTACGTTGATGCAGTCGCAGCCGGTCAACGTGTCCGCGATTCCGTCCGGGTCAAATCGACCGCCAACATCAACATCAGCACCGGCACGCTACTGACTGTTGACGGCGTCGTTACTGCCTCGGGCAATCGCGTGTTGCTCACAGACCAGACGGCTGGTGCAGAGAATGGCGTCTACATCGCCTCGACTAGTACTTGGACTCGCGCAACTGATTTTGACAGCGCATCAGGTGAAGTCACCGGTGGCGCAACCTTCTGGGTCAATGAAGGCACTCTTTGGGCAGACACGGGTTGGACGTTGACCACTAACGACCCGATTGTTGTTGGCACCACTGTGTTGGTGTTCACGCAATCTTCGGCTTTGGGTCAGGTTGTCGCAGGTAATGGTTTGACCAAGTCAGGCAATACGCTTGACGTAGTCGGCACGGCGGGTCGAATTGTAGCTAACGTAGACAGCATCGACCTTGTTTCAGGCATCGTCACTCCCGGCACTTACACCAAGGTCACTGTCGATACCTATGGCCGGGCAACAGTGGGCGCGACAGCGGTTCCCTCGGACATCGGTGCTCAACCGGTGGATGCGGGTTTGACCAGTATCGCCGCGTTGACCGGTGGCGGTGGACTTTACGCGACCGCTACCGATGCGTTTATTCTTCGCAGTATTGCAGGCACGTCAGGTCGCACTGTTGTCACAAACGGAGACGGTGTTGCAGGAGCTCCGGTAATCGACTTGGCTTCGGGCGTAGCTACTCCCGGCACGTACCAAGCGGTCACAGTAGATACCTACGGTCGTGTGACTTCTGGTACGGTGTCTTCTACTACGGTGTTAGAAGACACTTTTACTAATGCCGAAACAGTTGCCATTGCTATTTGTCGCGCAGTCTACGCTCATACCACGACAGACCAAGTTAAGCTGGCAATTGCAACGTCGTCGCCTCCAGCGCAAGTCATCGGTTTGGTTAGCTCCACTTCCATTTCGGCGAGTGCTTCTGGGGCCATCGCCTTTGCGGGAGTCATGGCAGCAACTACAACTCAGTGGGATGCTGTGACCGGTCAATCAGGCGGATTAACACCGGGCGCGCCTTATTACCTGTCTAGTGTAACTCCCGGCGCTTTGACCACCACCGCGCCTTCAACAAATTATCTCTCTGTTGTCGGACGCGCCATGAGCACGACCAAGATGGCTCTGCGCTTTGATGCGACCGTTAAATTGACCTGATATGGCTAATCGAATTCCTCTTGTTAGCATAGCCGGGCAGCTTCAAACGCTGCCTTCGGGAGATGCCGTTGACCCCGCAGGGCTTACGGGCGCTTATTCCGGCATCACCGGGGTCGGTACGTTGGCTGGCTTGACCGTCTCAAGCGGCATATCCCAACCTCTCGGGTCTCTAGGAGGAACCGCAGGCAACACTCTTCCGGGGTTGGTGCATTCAGCGACCACCGGCAACAACGATAGTCTGCAGACAACCCTCATCCGGAGCTACAGCGGCAGCGATTGGTATAGTGCCACTTGGAAATTGGGTAGAAAGATTGACTCGACCGACGTGGGTTACATTGCGTTTGGTCCGAGCTTTGACCCCTACGGTCTTGAGTTTGGTACGTACAGCGGAATGTTGATGAGGCTCAGTAGCTATGGGCGGGTCGGTATCGGCAAGACCCCGACTGTCGCTTTGGACGTGCTGGGAGCCATCACAGCATCCAGCGGTATCACAGGGACTACTGGCACCTTCTCTAGTCAGGTCAACGGCTCTCTGTTCGTTGAGAAATACACTACCTTCACTCCGACCACCGTGGGTTGGTACAGGGTGTTCACTACTAATGTTACAGGCGGAGGCGTCCTTCGCATTTACGCCTCGTACAACAACAAGAAGGACGCTCTGGAGTTGGTGTGGAACTCCAACGGCTGGGGCCAAACCGGCCAGATAAGCATCGTCAAGGGCGGGATGTACGTTGGTTACATCGTCTCGCAGGTGCGAGTCACTGGTAACTCCGGCGATGGCGCAGGGTATCTGGACATCTACGTGTCCGATGTCACCAGCGTCGTGCCTATCTCGCTCTACGCTTACGGCCCTGATTGTCCGGCCTTCACAGCTCCGATTGTTGTCGGCGCTGTTGTCGGTACAGGCACCACGAAAACTCTATCGGTGGAGCGTGGGATTGGAACAACGGACCAGTTCTATTCGTCGGTAGCTACCGGTACGGCTCCGCTGGTAGTTGCCTCGACAACGCTCGTCTCGAATCTCAACGTCCAGTATCTGAATGGGCAGCTCGGCAGCTTCTACCAAGACGCCGGCAACTTGAACGCAGGCACGCTCCTTGCCGCTCGGATGCCTGCGTTGACAGGCGACATCACAACGTCTGCCGGAGCTGTTGCGACGACTCTAGCCTCGGTAGGCACTGCGAGCACGTACCGTTCGGTGACCACTGACGCGAAGGGCCGGGTCATCGCAGGCACCAACCCGACGACGCTTGCCGGATACGGGCTCACCGACGCCATGAAGGTCGGCGGTATTCCCGGTGTCGACCTCAACACGCTGACGACCTCCGGGGTCTATCGCATCCAAAACACCGAAGCGAACCGACCCAGCTCTCTTCAATGGGGTCAGTTGTTGGTAATCCAAGGGGGAGCGGACACAATTACTCAAATCTACGGAGACTACACCGCTGGCACCCTCTACACCCGCAGCGGCAACCCGAGCAACGTCGGAGGCGTTGGGTCTTACAGCCCGTGGCGGACATTGCTTGGGGACCACAATTACTCCAGCTACGCCCTCCCGCTGACCGGAGGCTCAGTCACCGGAACCACTAACATCGACGGAACTACCTTCTATGTCGATGCGGTGAACCACCGGGTCGGCATCAACAAAAACAACCCGGCATACCTGCTCGATGTCGCCGGGCGCATCTCGTACAACGGCGCGATAGGTGAAGGAGCAGATACCACGCTTTCATCTTTTGGGACGACCCTCATGCATGGAGCCAGCGCGACATGGGCAGCTCAAGCGTTCTACATCGCCGGAGCAAATGCGATGTCCCTGAACAGCACAGGGCTCACCGTGAACGGTTTGCTCAAGGCCGGTTCTGGCGTCACCACGCTCACAGATGCGTCCGGTAAGATACTATCCGCTGCGTTGAACACCGTCGCCGTTAGCCAAGGTGGAACGGGAGCAACTGTCCTCACTGGCTACGTCATCGGCAGCGGCACCGGGGCGTTTACTGCATCGACGAGCATACCTACGACAAACTTGTCTGGTCTTGGGACCGGTGTAACGGCGCTGCTCGCAGGTACGTCGAGCGGCACTGGTGGACCTGCTGGGACAGCTTCTCCTACGTTTACAGGAACGGTCAGCGCAGCCGCCATCGTCGCTACGTCCAGCATCAGCCCTGTGCGCGCAGTCGGGTCTGATGGCACCAACGGTAGCCTGACTCCGATAAGCAACATTTTGTTCCTCGGGGCTAATGTATACTACAACGGGTCCGCTTGGGTACACGCCTCGGCAGCAGCAAATGCAAACAACCAGTTGCTTGCGCTTAGTCCGGGTGCTGGTGTTAGTTGGTATGCGTCGAACAACTCGTCACCTTCATGGAACGTCGCAAACGGCGTGTACCTTTGGGATGTCGCAGGTAACTGGGTTGCTCCGGTGTATGTTGGGTCAAGTCAGTCAAAGGCTGCGATTTTCAGCGCCGGAGGCATCCTGACCTACTCCTCGGTCACGTCGACGGAGCTTGGCTATCTCAGCGGCGTCACCAGCGCGATTCAGACGCAGTTGAACGGCAAGCAAGCCACTATCACCACGTTGCCGGTCAGCCAAGGAGGTACTGGAGCAACCACGCTTACCGGCTACGTCACCGGCAACGGCACTGGAGCCTTCACCGCTTCGACCAGCATCCCGGCGACCAACATCACCGGGACCATGACGGTCAGCACCGGTGGCACCGGGGCAAACACGCTCTCCGGGTATCTCTTCGGGAACGGCACTTCAGCAGTCACCGCTTCCGCGACAATTCCTGCCAGCGTCCTATCGGGGACGGTGGCTACAACGCAAGGAGGCACCGGGCTTGGAACATATACACTCGGAGATATTTTATACGCCAGCGTGGGCAACGTGTTAGCAAAACGCGCTATCGGTTCAGCGGGTCAAGTGTTGACAGTCTCAGGTGGCGTGCCTACTTGGGCTGCACCAAGTGTTTCAGGGTTTGCGACATCAATCCAGTTTTATGTAACTGGCCAAAACCCTGCGACAAACAACATTTCGTTACAACCGCCCAGCTCGGTCGGGGGCCCTCGTACGCAAGTGCTTCCTGATAAGAGCGGCGACGTGCAGGTAGACGACGCCGTCAACGGACTTTCCATCTCCGCGCTCAAAGTAGACAGCAACGGCATCAAAATCAACCGAATCCGCCATGGCTTTGCCCAGCTTGCGGCGGGCACCGTTACTGTGTCTGATGGCTACGTGTACGCTACCACTCGCATCATGCTTACAGCCCAAGAAGGCGGAACTACACCGGGATTTCTGCGCGTCAGCGCCCGCGTCTCCGGGACTTCCTTCACTATCACCTCTTCAAATGCGACAGACACCGCCAAAGTCGCTTGGGTAATGATTGAACCTTAACCATTTCACCAAAGAGCGCATGAGGCGTGAGCTTTTGGCCGCCTTACTTTAGCCTTGCCAACCACATGTTTGCAGCTACCATAAAAACCCGATGAGCGAAAACAATGCAACCCCCCAACCACAACAGCAGACTCCGAGGCTTCCTCAGGTCACCCCCGCGGTTTTCGAGGCGGTCAGCCAGTTGGATGGCTTCCTCCAGAAGGCCCCGCTGACCCGAAACGAGCATCAGACCGCTATCCAGCACCTCCAAAACGTCCTGCGCCACGTCGAGGCGTTGGAGGGCCGAATCGCAGCCGGCCAAACTGGCGGCTCCATCTAAGCGAGCCCCCCCCCCCCAAAAACTCCAAAGCGGTCACGACATTACTCGTGACCGCTTTTTTATGGCTACCGAACGAGTTCCAATCTGGCATAGTTTTCGGCAACGATGGGAAGACCGCATTCGGCGAGTGTTGGCTCCATTGACTCCGAGCGCGGAAATCACGGCGTTGACACCGACCCCGGGTGACTCTGACCAGACCCTGAGGGATAAACTCGTTGGGGCACTGGTCGTCGCATCCGAAGTCGATACCACTGGACCGCTATATATCGCCCCAGCGACTTCCAAAATCGGATTCGGAGGTGCCGCAACCGTCGCGCCAATGGATTTCTGGGTCAATCTCATCAGCTTCGGCGCGGACGACGGCGCATCAACTTCCCGCGCCCGAACTGCCAACACGAACAAGGACCTGAACATAGTCGCGGCGGACTACGCGAATGGTGTCGGTGTTGGCTTCTTCCGGATGTCTCCAACGTCTACCGCGAATACCCTTGTTGTTGGTGCGGCGTCTGGTGGTTACAAAGCTGCAACCACCCTCCGGTTTGCAACGGCCACCTCCGCCAATGCAGTCACGTCCACGACCTATGGTAGTATAAACGCTTCGGGTCAGTGGATGCTTGGCGCAAATGGTTCTCTATTTACTCGGATTCGCCATGGCCGCGCTACTCTCGTCGCAGGCACCGTGACCGTGGTTGATACCTATGTCACGGCTGCCTCAAACATCTTGCTGACCGGGCAAACTGACTCCGGCGGACCATCCTCGCACGGGTCTCTTACAGTGGGAACAAGGGTGCCCGGTACATCATTTATAATCAATTCAAGCAACTCAAATGACACCAGAATTGTAGCTTACGTTATTATAGAGCCTTGATATATGGAAACCCACGTTTGCGGATTCATCCAGCACAACGTAGCCTTGCTGGCGTGATGCACCCTCTGAATTCCATGAAAAGCATCCCGATACTGGCGGCTTCCGTAGCGGCCCCCGTCACAGCCGCGACGCTGTCGTGGTTCCAAGTAGGGGAACCAGTTTTCCGGTTCCTCGGAACCCTTATCGGGTTGCTGGTCGGCATTCTGGGTATCCTGAACCAAATTGCAATCATGCGGGCGAGGCGCAAGGAGGACATTACCAACAGATGAGTTCGACCAATAGCGATTGTGGGTGTGGCCCTTGCGGCAATCAACCGGTCGTGGTTGACGCGTCCAAGGAACCGTTGACGTCGGTCATCGACAACTTCGTTCTCCAGTTTTTCGGGACCGTCACCAAGGAGGTCGTCAACGGCGAGATTGTCTGGGTGCTCCCGTGCGACCTCGACACGGGCGTCCCGGAGAACCCCCGACTCCCGGACGAGGGGCTGGCTTGCTACTTCAAGCGACTGTTCTTGGCCGGCGTCGTTGGTATGCAGGGACCGGCAGGCGCCGCGGGCACCAACGGGGCGGCCGGAATCAACGCGTTTACTACGGTAAAGACGCTTTTTGCGTCCCCTACGTTGAGTAATCCGGACGTCACCTTCGCGGTGCAGGACGCGTCTGGAATCGCGGTCGGGTCCATCTATTTCGTCGCCACTCTTGGCTGGCTTCAAGTGTTCGCCACGGCCACGCAGTCCGTTTCGGCGACGCTGCTTCAGACCGTGGATTCGCCGGCCGTTTCCGTGCTGGTCGGGGCACTCGTCACTCCCTCCGGCCCCCGCGGGCCTTCGGGCCTGAACGGGTACACGACCACGTCGTCCAATTTCACGCCGCCTGCGATTGCTGGCAGCATCAATATCCCGCTCCGTTCGGTTGCGTCGTTTGCGACCGGGCTCTGGGTCTTCATTGAGACCTCGGGGTACTACCAAATCACCAGTGTCTCCACGAATTCCGTGGTCGCGGTGTTCAAGCAAGCCGTCAGTGTCCCCGCCAGCCCGGTTCTTGCCGGTGCCAAGGCCGTCCCCACCGCCCCCATCCCCTGAACTATGCCCCCGAAACCTCCCGCAGCTCCCCCGATGCCTCCTCCCGCTCCGTTGGTCACCAAAGCCGGTGCGCCAGAGGAAGGTGACATGGTCGAAGTCGAAACCATGGGAGGCACGAACGTCTCTATCCCCGCGGAAGCCCTGCCGGCCGACCTCCCTCCGAAGGGTACGCTCACCGTTGAGTACGAAATTGACCCGGCCTCCGTCGATGGCGAAATGCGCGGGCTCATCCTGAAGAACATCACACTGCTCGACGGCGGCGTTCCGGAGGATGAACCGGCGCTTGAGACGGCGGACCAAGCCTTTGAGAAGTCGGTTCCGAAAGACAAGCTCTGATGCCCGTCGTACTCGTCAAAGACCTGTGGCCGGATGCGCTCCGAATCTTTGGGACGAGTGACGCGTCAACCGTTTTTCGGTACCTGAACGACACCGTCAAGCTCTTGGCGGATGCCGGTACATGGACACCGATGAACGGGTACGTCGACGTTTGCGCAACGGGCCGTTGCGTGTCGTTGCCGACCGAGGTGGAGACTCCGCTTCAGGTCAACATCAACGGTGTACCAGTCGTCGGACGTGACGCGCTCTTTGAGTTCCACGTCAACGGCCCCGGCGACCGGTGGAAGAGCTGCAAATGGTCTTGGATGGACGGCGGTCTCAACCCGACGTTCAAGGACATCACCAAGCCGTCCCAGTTGGTCGCGTACCTCGACAAAGAGGAAGACGCCGGCAAGGAGCTGTGGGTCTACGGGCAGGACGACAAGGGCGTCGAGCTGCGGACCAAGAAACCCGACGGGAGCTGGGTCGATGGGATTCTGGTACCGACCATCTATGGCTACCCGATGCCGGACCCGACCGCCCCGTTGGTGCGTCGAATCACCCGCGTCCGCAAGGCTCCAATGGTCGGCCGGTCACGACTGGCGACACGGGATTTTTCCGGCGACCCGTACAACCAAGGCAATCTCCTCGGGGTCTACCAGTGGAACGATGTCGAACCGCGCTTCCGGCGGATTGAGCTGTCCTGCTCCGCGGACTGGGTCCGAATCCTGTTCCGGCGGAAGTCCCCTATCCTGTCCACACAGGACGACATGATTTTCCTCGGCAGCCGGTTGGCGCTCATGGTCGGGATGCAGGCGGTCAAGCACTACATCGACCGGGACCCGGGCAGCGGCAACGCGATGGAGGCAAACGCCATCCGGATGTTGTCGAACGACTTGGTCTCGACGGCCCCGCCGATTGGGTCTCCGATGCAGTTCGACGCAGCCACCATGTTGGGTCAAGACTTCCTTGAATGAGTCGCTCCGACATCGTTTTCCCGCCGCTCGACGGCGACGTGGCGTTCCCGGGGGGTATGAACTCCTCGGTCGACCCGACCATGCTTCAGCCGGGCACGTACTGCCGCGCGTGGAACACCATCAACCGGCGCGGGGTCGTTTCTACGCGCCCCGGGTTCCGTTGGCGCGCTGATTTGCCTGCGGGGCGCCGGCAGGGCTTCACGGTGTTCTTGCCGCTCATCGGGATGCCGCAGCTCGTCGCGGTCATCGCCGGGTACGTCCACGTTTCGTCATACCCCTACAACAGTTTTGTCCAGCTCCCGAACATCAAGTTCGACCCGTACAAGGAGACCGTCTTCTTCGCACTCACCGAGCAGGCGGTGACCCTTAATTCCGACAACTCGAACTCGTTCGTGAACCCGCGCCGGGTGTTGTTCATGCAGGACGGGGACGCCCCGCCGGCGTACTACGACGGCTCCAAGAACGGGCACATCACCGGGTTGGACAAAACTCCGCAAGGCGGCCCGATGATATGGACCGGTAGCCGGCTCTGGGTGGCGAACCGGAACCGGATTCTGGCCAGCAACATTCTGGACCCGTTCAACTTTACCGAGCAGTACTACCTCGGCGGAAGTGACGCGTTCTATCTGGAAGATAACGTCACGGCGATGACGGAGACGTCGGCGCTCACCGGCAGCTCGCAGATGATTGCGTTCACGGCCCGGTCCGCGTCCGCGTTTGCGACCAGCAACCGCAACCGCGACTTGTGGGCCAATACCGCAAATTTTCAATCGAAGATTTTCCCAGATGTCGGATGCGTCAGCTCTCGGTCCGTGCGGGAACAATTCGGCATCTTGTGGTGGATGTCCGGGCGCGGACTGACGAACTTGAACTACGCCGCACAGACCTTCGTCTCGTCCTCGATGCGCTCGGCGGATAACGAAATGGCGGACGACAAGGCCCGGGTCGACTCGGCGCTGAACAAGGTCGTCATCGGGAGTTTTGAAAATTTTCTGTTGGTCAGCGTGCCCTTCGGTGGCAACGACAACGTCCACACTTGGGTGCTCGACAATTCTGTCCTCAGCACGTTGGTGCAGACCACGAACCCGGTCTGGTCCAGCATTTGGACAGGTTTCAACGTGTCGGACTGGGCGGCGGTCAACGTGGAGGGCGCAGACCGCATCTACGGGCTCATGTCCGACGCGGAAGGGAACAATTCAGTCTGGGAAGGCTTCCAAGGTCGGACGGACAACGGGCAGGACATCGAGGCTGCGTTGGAGCTGCGCGGATACTCCGGTGGTACGAGCCAGCTCAAGCGCAACCGGTTTCTGGAGGCGTCGTTTGTGGACGTCGCACACGACGTGAACGTGGCCATGTACTGGCGCGGCACCAACCGCGGGAGGTACAAACGCAGCCAGCTTCGGACGTTCTCGACCGGGGGCTGCCCGGTGGTCAGCATGGGCATGACGGTTACCCCGACCACGTTGCTGGCTGAAGGCGGCGTCCAGTCCCGAGTGCTGAGGACCCAAGAGCTGGAGAACGCCGCGGAGACCGACCCGTTGTCTTCGGACGGCATTGAGGAACCGCGCTCGGAGCAGCTCGATTTTTCGTTTCAGCACCTCATCCGATGGAGCGGGCAAGCCGGCGTCCGTCAGGCCCGGTTCTTCACCGAGGCACAAGAGCCGGAGTCGAACACCGGCGATGCCTTCAGCGCACCAGAGGTCACGAGCTACGCCCGGAGGAACGGTTCGACCTCACGCAACCCGGAAGTCCTGTCTGAGTCGTCCTCGGGCACGTACTCGGCAGACGCAGCCTACACCGGAACGGCTCGGGGTATGACTCGGACCGCAGCAGGACATGCGGTGAGTGCCGTGAGCCCTGAGGCGGCGCTCAAGCAGGCGAAGCAGGCCGCGGCAGCCCAAGTGGACCACGAGCTTGCGGAATTGGCCCCCAAGGTCTATGGAGGCATCAGTTGAAACCTGACGTCCTTCTGAGTTCTGGGCTGGTCGCGGTCCCGGGCGTTTACACGATGCCGGTGCTGCGTCCCGCGGGCGAGGTAACGCCGCCGACACTCACCATCGTCACCCAACCGCAGAGCCAGACCGCGGCACCCGGCGCCACCGCGACGTTCTCCGTGGCCGCGTCCGGTACGTTGCCCATCACGTTCCAGTGGCGCAAGAACAACACCGCCATCATCGGGGCTACCAACATCCCCTTGGTGTTGGCAAACGTGAGCGCGGCCGATGCCGGGACGTTCACCGTAGTGGTGACGAACATCGTCGGCAGCATCCAAAGTGCTGAAGCCACCTTGACCGTCGGAACCTGATTTTTATGGACCCCACCCATCGTGTAACCGACCTGACGATTGAGTCGTCGCCCATGCCGCCGGCTTTCAGCGGCACCTTGCAGGAGGCGTTCGACGTCTTGGTGGAGCGCCTCCGGATTGTCAGCCCCTTCAAGCTCCTGCGGGTCGTCGTCAGCGATGTCGCGCCCACGAGCAACCAAGGGCTCTGGCTCAAGTTCGGGACCAAGCCGTATGTCTGGGACGAGTCGACGAGCACGTACATCCCGCTCGACATCGACGACAGTCTTAGCTACCCGTTCGACACGCTGGTCGACATCATCCTCGCCAATTTCGACCCGACGACCAAGTACCTCTTGGCGAATCGAATCAATGCGACGGCCCAGCTCTCTGACAAAATCATCACCGCGGCGAAATTTGTCGATGCTTTCGGGACCCCGAAATCTTTCGTCAGCATCAACGCGGCTGGCACAATCACGTTCACGACGGTCACGCCGGGCCAGACGGTGTTTGCGGACCCTTCGACAGGGCTCCCGGTGGCCGGGAAGCTCCCGGTGGCCTCAATCGCTCCCGGAACCCTCGGGCAAGTAATTTCCACGGTTGATGACGGGGGTTTGAAGTCCCGCTGGACGGCGAACCCGCGATACAATACAAGTGTATCTGACTATAAAGCGGTGCCGGACGCAGGCACACAACAATCGTTTACCCATAATCTAGGTGGCATTCCATTTCGTGCTGGTGCCCGGATGATTTGCACCATAGATGACCCCCCGTTTATCAAAGACCAAGTCCTAGACTGGTCATGTATGATGAATGCGGGTAGTGATGATGGCGCGCTAGTCTATGGTGTGTATTGGGACTCACAAAAGGTATATGTTGCCCGTCCCGGAAACTTGGACCATACCTTTTACTTCTCCCCATATCCCGGAGCCTTCCTGACACCAGCCAAATGGAAAGTGGCTGCTTGGGCCGAAATCGCCTGACCCATGAGGCGCACGTTTCTAGTCATCGACGACGCGTCGGACCAACGGCGAGGTAGGGGTACGGACATTACCAGTTGACATGAGCGACAGCTACGAACTCGCAAAGCGTTTGATTTCCCGCGAGGAAATCGAAACTTTTGCGCATCGCTGTCTGGAGGAGGAACAGGTCCCGTGTCCGGTACGACACCTTTTTGCCCCCGGCGTGTACTACCGGGAGTTCACTGTGCCTAGTGGCACCTTCGTCATCGGGCGTTGCCACAAGACGGCTTTCCTGAATTTTTTGCTGCGTGGGAAGGTCACGGTCTTGGTCGAAGGGGTCGTCCGGCACCTCACGGCTCCGGCGGTCATCCCGTCGGGCGTCGGAGTGAACAAAGTGGCCATTGTCCACGAGGAAATGGTCTGGGGGACGGTCCACGCGAACCCGACAGATGAGCAGGACCCAGCTAAACTAGAGGACATGTTGGTTGAACCGCTGTTGAAAATCACCGAGCTGCAAGCGGCCGAATTGAAGGGCCTGCTCACAGAAGGAAAAACCGAATGAGTCTCGCCATCACCGCAGTCGCAGTAGGCACCGCAGCCACCATTGGGTCCGCGTACATGGGCGCGCAAGGCGCGAAGTCGGCTGCGAACGCGCGGGCAGACGCCATCAATAAGATGACGTCTATCAACGTCCCGGAAATCCAGCAGATGGCCCGGACCGCGGACACCGAGAAATACAAGGGCACTCTTGACCTTCAGCGGCAAGTCGACCCGGCCCTCGCCAAGTTGCGAGAGAACTCGGCCCAGAGGCTCGCGGATTTATCCGGCCCGCAGGCAACCGACGGATTGGTCGACTCCATTTCCGGCCAGCTCTACAACGAGAACATTGATGACGCGGGCACCAAGGCTCTGAAGCAGAAACTGCTTGCCGACGCGCAAGCGCAGCTCGATGCCGGCTCTACCCTCCCGGCAGATTTTCAGGCGGAATTGGTGCGGACCGGGCTTGAACGCGCAGGAGCCACCGGCGTCAGCTCGAACCCCAACGGAGCCGCCGGCCGCAGCACCCGGCAAGTCCTCGGAGCTGCCGGGCAGGCGCTCAAGCAGCAGCGGGTACAATCGGCGCTTGCGGAAGCAGGAGGAGCCTCGACCCTTGCGTCCTCGCGTGCGGCCATTCTCCAGAATCTGATTCCGACCCTCAACAACATCCCCGCGGCCCGGATGGCGCGTGCTCAAGCCGGATTCCAGACCGCGCAGGAGGCCCTGCCGAACTACGGACTCAGCGGCATCCAGACGGCCGGGCTTGAACTTGACCGCATCAAGAACGAGAATCAGAAACTGGCCGGGCTCGGGGACGCACAAGCTCAAAAGTCGCTGGCCGACGCTTCTTTCTACTCGTCTGCAATCGGAGCTGTCGGCAGCGGACTCGGCGCGGGTCTCGGTGCGTACAACGCAGGAGGAGCCGCCTCCGGCGCAGCTAAAACCGGCGGCGCAGCGAACGGCTACGGCACCGGCAAGGGAATGTTCTGAATATGCCTACCTACGCAGACCAAGGCGGTCGAATCTCGGGCGGTGACATCATGGCCGTCCCGGCGCCGCAGCAGACCGACTCGCTGGACGCCATCGGCAAATTGCATGCCGCGTTCAAGTCGGGATTCCTCGACACCAGCGACATCATCGACAACATCACCGTCCAGCCGTCCAAACGGAGGGCAGCGGTGGCCACGAACGAGGACACCATCAGCCAGTCCGCGGCAAACATTGAAGCACGCCCGGCGAACACCCGGCGAAAGATTGCCGAGGACACGCTTGGTGCCGATACCGCTGGCGCGAACAGCGGCCTCCTCGGCGAGGCAACGGCGGTGAAGCGCGCCTCCCTGCGGGACCAGATGGACGAGTTCGGCCTCTCTGGGATAGAACGCACCAATAAGGTCGTCAAACTCAAGAACGAGGCGTCTCTTCTCGAAGGTCAAGGCGAGATTGCCAAGGCAAACAACGACGTGGAAAGGGCGCAGGCCAAAGCGAATCTGGGCCGGGTTCAAGGCATACTCAAGGCCGACGAGGACAAATGGACCATTTTCTCGGATGAGTTGCACCGGAGAGCGAACGACCCCGCGGGCACCAAGGCGCTCTACGAGGGTGTCCTCAGCACGGCGGGAGAACTCGACGTCCCCGCTGGCACACTTACCTTGCCGCAGCTTGCGCAGAAGGTTGCAGAACTGCGGAAGCGGGAGCACGCACAGGCGCTCCAACTCATGCAGTTGGGCAAGCAGAAGGACCCCATGGACGTCGCGTCCGGAATACGCAAGGAGTTCGATGACTCCCCTGAAGTCAAAAACTTCCGGACAGTCCAAGCGTCGTTCAACAAACTGAAAAATGCAGGAGACAACGCGAAGCCGAGTGCCTCGGACGACGTCTCCATGATATTCTCGTACATGAAAATCTTGGACCCGGGTGCGAGGGTCACGGACAACGACTACGACACAATCAAAAAAACGGCGGGATGGAAGGACCAATTCACGACGTACTTTGAAAAGGCTAAGGCCGGCAACATATTGGCTCCGGAACAACGAGCAGAGATTCTCGCGGCAGGGCGGCAGGCTTTCGACGGGCAGAAAAAGACGTTTGCGAACCTTGCAGAACGGCAGGCATTGTTGGCTCGGTATCACGATGTCCCGCTTGCGCATGTCTTCACTCCAGACGACCTTCAGTACCTCTCGGACGCAAAGCCGGCGGCACCCTCGAAGAAGGCCTCAGCCGGCCTTGAAGAGTGGAACTTCCCGGCCTTGAACGGTCGGCCCGCATTCCGCGGATTTGGTCGGAGAAATCCGGCGAACCCAGACAAGATTATTCCGGTCAACGACGTACCCTGATGGCAACCCAAGCTCCGCACGCTCCGTGGTCCCCGACCGCTATCAAGGCCATCCTTTCCCGCCCGCAGCCGGCGGCGGATGAAGGTTACGACGTCTCGACATTGACTCCCGTCGGGCCGGCGGCGGATGAAGGGTATGACGCCTCGACCGTGACTCCCGTCGGGCCGTCCGCCGACGCTGGCTACGACGTCTCCACGGTCAAACCGGTCTCAGCCGAGGAGCTTCAGGATAGCGACATCGCGTCGACTTGGGCAGAGCACCAAGAACTCATCCAAGGCGACCCGGTGCTGCGAAAGCGGTATCTGGACGCGTACCGGAAGCAGCTCCAGTCTGGCTTCAAGATGCCCACGGCGGCGGGGGTTGCAGCCGATGCGGGGCACGTTTGGGATAGCGTCGTCGGGGTCGGTAAGACCTTGGTCGCTTACGACAAGCTACCTCCGTTTTCGCTGGCGCGGTTGGCCATCAAGAAGAACTGGGGCAACCCCGACGAGCCCCTCACGCCTGACGAAAAAGAGGCTCAGACGTTCGTAGGTGAAGCCGTCTCGGGGGCGACTTCCGCAGCGGGAAGCATGGCCAACCTTGTCCGGACGGGGGTTCGCAATATCGCGAACAACCCAACGCTGACGGACATCAACCCCCTGAAATCGCTCGGGCCGCTCGACCCGCAGAAGGTCCTGAAGAAACTTGTCGGTGACCCGAAGCAACTGACGGACGACGAGCTTGAGGCGCACCTCCAAGAGGATGCGGCCATCAAGTCCACGTTGCTCGCTGCCGCCAAGGGCGAGGCCCTCCCCGCGTGGACCGGGCTCGACCCAGAATCGTTGGCCAAGGACGGCGTCACGCTCAATCCGGCAAACATCGCGAGCTGGCAGTTGCTGCTGGACCCGGTCAACTTGGTTCCGATGGCGCGAGGATTTTTTGCCGTCGAAGCTGCCGGCAAGACACTTGCGGTCGCATCCGGCAAGGAGGCAGCGCAGACGTTGTTGCAGAAGCTCACCCGGCTTGGTGACGCATCCGCCACCATGGCGGGTCGCGGCCTGACCATGACGAGCAAAGGCACCGGCGTGGTGAACAAGTTCATCAAGGAGGAAGCCAGCGTTCTGGCAGGAGCTGGTCCGTCGCTCACTCTCAAGGCCGTCGAGAAGGGCACCAAGCTGGCCGGCAAAGCCGCGTCCGCGATTGGCAACGGCCGGATGGTCAACGCTCTCGACACTGTGTTGTCCTCCCCGACCGTTGCGGGTTCGGCCGCACGCACCGTTTTCCCGGTGGTCGAGGGTGCGCTCCACGGTGCCACAGCGTCAGTCCCGTTCCTCGCTGGCGCAGAAACTCCTGACGAAGCGTCCGGTATCGTTGCAGGCGGTGCCGTCTTTGGCGCTCTTGGCGGCACGGCGGCGGGGCTCAAGGACGTACCGCGCGAGGCTGCGCTTCAGGCAGTCCGCGCACGCTTCAAGCAGTTCGACGCCGTCAAGCAAACCAGCGAGGGCTTCGGGACCATTCCGGCGCTCGATGTCGCCCACGACCGGCAAATCAAGGTGGTGGATGAGAAGGACGCGAACCAGCTCAACCATATCCGTGAGGTGGTCCGCAAGAAGGGAATCGAGGTCTACCTGCTCCCGAAGGACGTCTACGACAAGCAGGTTGGCGAAGCGGAAGCCGCGGCCGGGCGGACGCCGCTGTCGGAGTACAACACCAACGGGTACGTCAGCGGGGACAAGATTTTCCTGAACGGGGACACGACCGCGCTTGGCCATGAGGTCGGCCACGCGGTTTTCCAGTTGCTCGCACCCGAGGCCCGAGCGGAGTTCCTGCAAACTTTGCGCGACAGCTACACCCCCGAGCAGCTTGGGCAGTTCGGGGAAATGTACACCGCAGCCCTCAAAGGTGCCGAAAACCCAGCCGCGGCGAGCAACCCGGACTGGGTGCTGCACGAGGTCGCTGCGGAAGTCCTCAGCAAGGTCATCAATGCCGACGGTCTTGGCACGGTCAAGCCGACGATTCTCCGAACGGTGGCAGACCTTGTCGGCCGGGGGCTTGAAAAACTCGGTGTCCGGACCCCGGAAATCCGCGAGCCCGGCACTTCGCCTACCGCGAGTGCTCTCGGTGTCGAGCCCGGCTTCAAGGCCGCCGAGGTCGCGTCGCGTGGCATCAAGGAGATTGGATTGGAAGCCCCCGCTCCGGTCATCGAGACGCCGGCCGCAGCCCCGGAGTCCATCGCGCCGCGCCGCAACATCCGCGTCGACCCGGCGCGGCAGGCAGAACTCGACAAGGTGGCCAAGGGCGCCGGCATCGAAGACGCGGCCATCGGGTTGATGTCGAACCCGAAGTACGGCAAAAAAGAAGTTGCAATTTTTGAGCAGGTCAACCGGTCACTATCGCGGAGCCAAGGAGACGTCGCACCGCTGACCATCGACTATGAGTCGGTCACGCCGACCGGCAACAGCGGCACTGATGCCCGAGCCCGGAAAGTGGAACAGGACGCAGCGTACATCCAAGAAGCACTCGGAAAGCTGCCCGCAGACGTGCGCATCTTGGTCGACAAGGTCGCGGTCCCGTACCGGTGGCAGACCCGCGGGTCGAACGTCAACCTGTTGGCGATGTCGCTCGACAAGGTGCTGGCGAACTCGGACGTCATCAACAAGCGCATCGTCGGCAAAGGCGCGGAGGGTGAGGTCCCCTACGCGCTGCGGCCCGATGGCGGGTTTACCCCGGAGGCGTCTCGGCAGTTCGTGACGGACCTTGAGGTCTACACGCGCAACCAAGCGAACGGTTACGGTGGAGACGGCTCCCGCGTTGCACGGCCAGCCGATTACCAAGGCATCATCCCCGACGAGAACCCCACTTTTCGTCCAGTCACTCTTCCGAAGGAACGCGCCGACTACGTGAACTTGGTCATGGGCCTTGCCCCGCCCAAGACCACGAAGGGCAGCAAAACCAAGCCGGTGGTGCCGAACATCGAGGCACGCAGGCTCGCCGAGGCAAACCAGCGCCCGGTGGTGCCTTCCCGGACCGCGGAACCGGGCAAAGACGTTTACACGCGCAACAACCTCCCCATTGCGGAGACCAACCCGCTGCGGGACCGGCTCGCTGCGCGGGGGGTGGATGTTACGGAGGCCGGACTCTTCAAGGTGACGGAGGAGCTGAACCTTGAGAACATCAAGAAAGTGACTGGCCGCCCGGAGTCCGGATTCCGCGCGCCGAGCACGGACCTGATTCGCGCCGGGTTCATGCCCGACGTGAGCCAGCCCAAGGGCTCAGACAAGGTCCGGGGAATCGCGGACGAGTACATCCGCGGGAGCGGCATCACGAAGTCCGCATTCCGTGGCTACGCGACTGTCGACGAATCCCGGGCGAAGCGGTTGGCGGACGCGTACCAAGCGGCAAAGGACGCCCCGAACGACCCCGCGGTGCGGAAGGCATACTCGGCGCTCGCAGCGGAGACCAAGGCGCAGTGGGAAGCCATCAAGGCGGCCGGGTACACGATGGAGCCTTGGGAGCAGTCGGGGCAACCGTATCGCAACTCCGCGGACATGCGGGTCGACGTCGCGGACAACAAGCACCTGTGGTATTTCCCGACCGAGCAAGGGTATGGTCAAGGGGGTGCCGTAGTTGACCACCCGATGCTTACTCCTTCGGGGGTATCCGTTGGCGGCAAAAATGTTCCGGTCAACGACATCTTCCGGGCAGTGCATGACTTTTTCGGTCACGCCAAGGAAGGCTACGAGTTCGGTCCGCGGGGCGAGTACAATGCGTACCTCGCGCACGCTCGGATGTTTTCGGAGGATGCAGTCCAAGCACTCGCTGCGGAGACCTTGGGCCAGAACAGTTGGGTGAACTACGGGGAGCACCTTCGGCGCAAGGACGGCTCTCTGCCGGTCAAGGGCGACGCCGACTACCTCCCCGTCACCGAACGTCCCTACGCGGAACAAAAGGCCGCCCTGCTGCCGCCCAAGCTCGTTGCTGAGGCTACCAGCTTCATGCCCACAATGGCGGAGTATGAGGCGCGCAAGGCTGCCCGCAAAGCCGAGCCGGCCCGTCAGGAAGAGCGTGACACCATCAAGCCCGAGCCCGGCACCCCGCAGCTCGTCCGCAGGCCGCCGTTGCCCGACTCCGTCGGCGACAAGGACCTGCGCCTGCTGCATTACTCGGGCCACGGCGGCAATCTGGACGTGCTCGACCCGAAGAAGTTCGGCACCGCGGCAGCCACGGCGACGGACCGGCGCGGCCTGCCAAAGACCTACTACTTCGTCGAGGGCAGCGGCACCGGTGCGGACGCCAACTTGACGGTTCGGCCGTCCTACGGTGTCCGGGCGCATGGCGGCGGCATTTATGACCTGACCCGCAACAGCGACCCCCTCAATTGGCTGGGCGAGGTCAACCGCGAGAAGGCCGACCAGAAACTGCGCGATGCCGGCTACACGGGCCTCCGCGTCAAGTCTAGCGGTCGCGATGTGGTGGCGTTGTTCGAGAAGACGGCACCAACGGCACTGGGGATTTCCCCGAAGCCCCTGAAGAAAGCGACGGTGCCGAAGGATGCGGCCAGTTTTTCCCCCAAGGCAGGCGAACAGCCGGCACCCACAGAAGAGCGCCCCGCGTTCTACTCTCGCCTCAACCGGACAGTCGAAGAGTCGCAGCAAGGCAAGGCCACCGGCGCGCAGTGGAAGTCGCTCATCCAGAACTCGAAACTCGGCACGTCTCGTGGCGAGTACGACTTGGTCGGCGTCGGCGACTTGGAAGACGGCAAGGTTTATACCAAGTCGGAGGTGCTCGACTACCTCAAGGCCAACCAGATTGTTGTCAAGGACGTGACGTTGGGTGGCGACCCAAACCTAAGTGTGGAGCGGGCGAAGGCAATCCTTGCATCGGGCGGAAAGGTGTACGGAGTCCCGAAGAACAACCCGAATCAAACGACCTTGGTCACGTTTGACAACGGCACTTTCCGGGACGGCGTCGAGAAATTTGTCCACCTCCGCGAGGGTGACGCGGACGCTGCCCATCGTCGCGAGATTGGAACAAAGTTCGATTCGTACCAAATTCACGGCGGCAAGGAAGGCAGCTACCGCGAGGTGCTGCTCACGGTGCCCCCGGCCAAGCCCGTTTATACCAAGGAGAACCTGAAGCTGAACGAGGCCGAGAGTGCGTCTCGTGATGGTGGGCGGTACTGGGTCATCGACGCCCCGGGACAGACCTTCCAGATTCCAAAGGCCAAGCACCCTTCGTCTGACGCGGCGCTCAAGTACGTTCTTGAAAGGAAGCAACCCGAGTCGGGTTGGAAAGATGGCCACGCGGCCTACAACGATGTCAAGAACCCCGTAACCCGGCTTCGGTACAACGAGCGCACCACCTCGGATGGCAAAAAGATGCTGTTCCTTGAAGAAGTGCAGGCCCCGCAGCCGGAACAGTTCGAGAAGATGCCCAAGTTGTTTCAAGACAAGTGGCGCGACATCGGACTCAAGTGGGCTCTGCGAAAAGCGGTTGAAATGGGTGCCGACAAACTGGGTTGGACGACTGGTGAACAACAGTCAGGAAGATACCAGCTTAGCAAGCAGGTAGACCGAATCCTCGTGAATGGAACGAAGGACGGAAAGTATCAGGCACATGTGACCGACAAGGGCGGCAGCATCGGCGTGCCGCGCGGTGGCGACATGGACGCGAAACAGCTTGCAGACACTCTCGGAAAGGAAATCGCAGAGCAAGCGGTGACAAAGATTTCAGCGAGCGCCAAACCAGAATACGAGAGTGCGGAGTTTACAGGCGACGGGTTGAATGTTGGCGGAGAAGGGTTGAGAAAGTTGTACAATGTTGACTTCCAGAACGTCGTCAACGGCCTGCCGGCGGTGAAGAAGAGCGGGCAGAAAGTGGGTACGGACAAGGTCAGTCCCGTGCAAGGTGTCAAAGCGTATTTCGATAAATCTCGTGACAAGTGGGTTGTCATTGATAAGAACGGAAATATCCACGCTGATACCACCTCTTTCAAAACTGAGGCAGATGCTGTTGCGGCGGCGCAACGTATTTCGGGAGGTGAGACAGTACACTCCCTCGACATCACGCCTGCCATCAAGGAGGCCGTCATGTCTGGACAGGCGAGTTTCTCCCCCAAGACCGGCTCCGGCCGCGCGGTGGAAGAACTCGGCTACGCCTTCAAGGACGAGAGCATCCCGAGCACGGGCATGTTCACGCTGCGCGTTTTCGACAGCGAGGAGCGCCCCATCGGGTACATCAGCGCGAACCAGACTTCGCCGGACTCGGCTATGGTCGGGCTCGTCTCGGTCGACGAGGCACATCAACGAAAGGGCATCGGCGAGGCGCTGTACCGCGAGCTGGGCACCCGGCTCAATGCTGCCGGTGTGACCGAACTCAAGGGCACCATCGTCGGCGGCGAAAACGTCGTCCGACTCCGTGAGAAGGTCTTCGGTCCGTCCTTCGACATCCAGCGGCGCCGGGGCAACGCAATCGACACCGTCAGCGTCATCCCGAGCGACGCCAGTTTTTCGCCCAAGGCCCGCGCCAAGGCCGGCTTTGATGACCTCGACGAGACTCCCGCGCAACAGGCGTCGAAGCGGTCCAAGATGGTCAAGTCGAAGTTCCCTGAGGCCATCCCGCTGGAGTTCCGCAAGGACGCGACCGGGCAGTTCAAGCTCGACTCCGATGGAGACCTCGTGCCCATCAAGGTGCCATACGACTTTGAGTCGACGCCGCTCTACAAGGAGGCGGCCAAGGGTCTGCGCGGGGATGCCCGTGAAGAAGCAGCCGCGGAGGCGTTTGCGGACAAAATTGTGCAGCTCCACAAACAGGAGTCGCACCGCCCCGAAATCAAGGCCGCGGAGACTTGGTACTCCGACGTGCGGGACCGGCTTCAACCGCTGCTTGGTGATGCCACCCTGTTTTTCACGCAGCTTCTCGCCGCCACCTCGGCCCAAACGCCGGTCGCCGAAAACTTCAAGTACACGGTCGAAGCCTTCAACAAGTTTAAGGCCGGGGATTACGACGCGCAGCTAGCCAAGTTCAAGGAAGGAATCGACCGCATCGCGGCCCGGGACCCGGAGTTACTCGCCGAGTATGCTGCGGACAGCAAGGGCAAGGTGTCCATCGACGATGCTGACCTTGCCGACACGCCGGTCCCCCGGTTGCGTAACTGGTGGGTGAAAAAGCACGGTTTGGTCCCGCTGAAGGAGAACGGGAAGAACTTCGGCCAAAACGGACGTCAAGTCCTCAACGTGCTCGCCGGCATCTGGGCGGACACGGTGACCGGCCCCAAGACCCCGAACTTCGCCGGCAACCTTGCGGGCACCACGTTCGAGGCCACAATTGACGTCTGGGCGACCCGCATCCTGCACCGTATTGGTAGTGAAGACTCCGGAAAGCCTTGGCGCCTGACGCCTGACCACGAGTCGAGCGTACAGGACCATGACTTTGCTTTCGGCCAGAAAGCGTTCCGCAAGGCTGCGGACCGGATAGGCATCAAGCCGGACTCTCTTCAGGCTCTCATGTGGTTCTTGGAGAAGGACCTGTGGGATGAAAAGGGGTGGTCCCGAGGCGGTCGGGGTGCCGAGAAGTCCGACTACAAGAGCTTCTTGGACCGGACCAAAATGACCGAGGCGGGCCAGCTCCAGACGAGCAAGCCCGAGGTTGACATTACACCGAAGGCCCGAGTATCCTCAGCGTATGGCAAAAAGTGACCAGAAATTGCACAAACCGCTGAAGGTCGAAGACTTCAAGCTGACTCCGGAACAACTGGAGCGGCTCGTCAACATGTCCCGAAAACTGCTCAAGCCCAATGGCAAAAAATCTGCTGACTGACCTTGGTGTCCCCGACTCGGCCTCTACCCCGGAGGAGCCTCCACAGGAGGTTTCACCGGCAATGGCTGACCAAGACCCGTTGATGTCCAATCCGGTCGTCGCCGCGGTGCTCAACGCCGATGTGCCGGGGGTTACTATGACCCGGGCCGACTTCGGCCGTCCTGAAGTCAAGTTTCTCGGCCAGAACCAGAAGCAGCTTCTGGATTTTGGCGTGGGCCTGTATCGTAGCAAGGACGACGCCATTTCGATGTTCAACCCGGGCGTCCTGAAGCCCGGGGAAGTTGAAAACTTGGACAAGCACGGCAAGCTCGGAGATTTTTTCGTGCCCATCAGCCAGTTCCTCGGGGCAGGCCCCAAGCCTGAGGGTGAAGTCCCGGCGGCCGGCGGCCCTCCACCTTCGCAGCCGCTCCCGAGACCCACGCCGAGCGCCGCACAACGCCCAATGGCTGAAGTGAACGCCAAATCCTACGGTGTTGCCCAACGGCAGGCGACCAAGCGGCCCCAACCGGGTAGCGGCAGCCTCCTTCAAACGCTCGAAGTGCAGTCTCGATGAAGGTCCTCTCGCCCCTTTTCGTCGCGGCGCTGCTTTTGACCGGCTGTTTTTCACCCAGTCGGCAGGCCAAAAACGCGGTCGCCAAAACCGAGCGCATCCGCATGGAACAGGCGGTTGTACACGACAAGCTCGACGCCAAGGGCCGGGCGCTGGTCTACGCTACCGAGGTTGCTTTGGACAAGGCTCCTACCAACCCGCCAACGGAGCTGGCCCGGACGCTGAATCGACAAGCAGCGGTCGTCCTTGGCGCTCCTGACGTTGCCGACGCCGTCACTCTCGACAAGGTGGTTGTCGGCACTTTGTCGGAAGTACCTGCACAAAGGGCCGACGCGGCTGCGCGGCTTGAAAAGTTCACCGGCGGTGCCGTAGCTCTTCAGGCCACCCAGCAACGGCTGGACAAGCAGGAAACCCGTAGCGAGGCCGCCAAGGACCAGTTGCTGCTATCGACCGCGTCCATCGCCCAGACGTACACCACGTACAAGCACACTTTTTGGTGGGTGGTGTCCGGTCTGGTCGGCCTCTGGATGCTCCCGAAAATCATCCGCGTGGCCAGCATCGCCATGGGCGGTACCGGCATCATCGGTTCGTGGGTGTCGACTTTCCTGAGCCATCAGGTCTCCCATTTCGTCCAGAAAGTGCCGGGAGTCGCAGAAAAAGCCGGCGTAGTGCTGCGAGAGGCAAACGACCTGACCAACGAGGTCGCTCAGTTTGCGGTCTTGAAAATCGAGGCCCTCAAGCGGGACCCCGAGACTCGGGATGCGGTGAAAACCGCGTTGAAGACCGGCGAGGCTCCGCGCCCCGAGGTATCCGTGGAAGTCCAGCGGATATTGTCCAACGCGCCTTCCACTCCCGGCTGAGTCGCCGGGTCTGCTCGACCAGCCGAGCGTAGGATTCCGGCGACCGCCAGTGCTCCTTGAAGTAGACGCTGCCGTCTGCACGGAGCTTTTTCTTGTACCCCCAGAAGCGGAAGCCGTCGGGTCTGCTATCGCCACGTTTTCTCATGCTTTCTTGAGCACCCGAAGCCAAGCGGCTTTTCCCGAGTCCCCGTTGTTGCTGAGGCACCACTGCACGTCGTCCCATGCGGTCAACGGGAGCCCTGTGGCCCGGTCAAGAAAACCCCGGGGGTGCGGTTTAGCCCGCAGCGTTGTCTCCTGTGTGGTCAGCAAAGCCAAAAGCTCCCCATGGACCGCGAGGGCCTTGGTTTGGGCCAGCTTTCGCTTATGCGCCCGCAGCTCTGGCGAGTTCTTGTACGCATGAAAAAGCCCTTTGTCTCCGACTTTTTCGATGCAGTTGCACCCGACCTTGGACCGTTTTCCGTCTGAGGACACGATGTGGCATTCGTGCCGGATTCCTGTCGAGCAGTAGTCGCAAGTCCCACCCGCTTGGGTGCTGCCATCCGGGTGAGCGATGCTGTTCTCAGACAACCCCACGAATCGGAATGGTGCGAGACCGAGTCCGGCCACTTCAAACGCATGTTTTCCAACCAAATTTTGCTCGTCCGTTTTCATGTGCTGAGTAGAGCACGTCTCCGGGCGACGTGTACACAAAAATCGTCAAAAAGGTTCCTGCGTCGCCCGAGCTGCTTCTAGTTCCGCGCGCAAGGCCGGCGGCAGCTTGACATACCGAAACCGATTGGACTTAGCGGAGTTCTCGGACAGCGTCAGGACCTGCAAATTGTCGACGTGGTAGCCCTGCGTCTCGTCAATCCGGTCAAAACTGAGGCTGTCCGCCGTCTTGCCCCGGCCGGTGGCCCATCCTGACTTGTGGGCAAGGTCCATGAATTGGGACAGCGACAAGCTGAACTGGTGACCCCGCTCGCGTGCCCGGCCCCGGAGCTTGTTGAAGGCGTACTTCAACGGGTGGGCCTCCTTGAACCGGCGCGCCTTGCACCGGTTGCAGTAAGGGCTTTTGCCGCTCGGCAGAACCGCCTTCCGACACCGCGGTGTGGTGCATCGAGCCATGTTCAAAAAAAAAAAAGGCCCGTGACGTGGGCTAGACGGATGGGTTACCTGAACTTGTCGCCGGGACACCTTGCGGCAGGGGTGCTACTATACACTATGTCCCCATCAGACAGCCGACTTCGCAGACGGCACCGTCCCGCTAAAAATCACGCTTTGTTGATGGCTAGTTTGCCTTGAATGAGGCGACTGTCCGAGCGCAGGAAGGGCGTGTAGAAGCCCCGGTCGTAGAACATCGTGAACTCGACTTGGCACCGGGACACGGCGCCCTGCTCGGTCGTCTTGAATCGGAGGATGGCGCCACCGACCTCCATGCGCAGACGCTTTTTGCGGGCAAACACCGTCTGGTTCTGGAAGCCCGGCATCCCGATGACATGCACGTTGCGTTCGGGCATGTAGTTGGCGACGTGGTAATGCCCTTGCACCAAGATGTCCGGCTTCTCGCCGCCTTGAAACGCCTCGACCTGTTTCTGGCCGGTGTAGCTGCGGGCGTAGCAGCTCCCGCCGCCGGGGTGCTGGATTTTCAGCATGACGTCCCGGGCACCCTCGCGCACCTTGATGGCGACGTCGCCTTCAACGTGGCCGATGTACTTCAAGTCCTTCCGGCCTTCACGTTCCGCGACCTGTTGCTGGTACCAGCCGTAGTTGAAACCCTCTTTCTGCCACCAACCCTCGTGGTCGTCGCCGGTGATGAAAAAGGTGGTGATGCCGGCGCGCTGCGGGTAGTTGTCGACCACGTACAGTGCTTGGTCGTCAATCCCGGAGACGATGACCGATGCCCCGTTGATGCGCGGGACGTACCCATCCACGATGTTGCCGGCGTGGAAGACCTCTTTGATGCCCTCCTTGGCAAACAGGTCGTACATGACGTGCAACTCGGCCAGACGCTCCTCCTTGCAGGCGAGGTGGGTGTCAGCGACGAGCCCGACAGTGACCCAGCCGCCGCGGTCCAAGAAGTTGAGTGGAATCCGGCCGAAGGCAGGCTTCTCGATGGAAAGCAGGTCGCCGTGTTGACCAAGCACACCTTCGGCAGAAAGCTGTTTGAGTGCTTCATCCACCGCGGCGGGGGGTGCCCCGATGACGCCGATGAGCTTTGACAGGCTCATCGGCGTCAGGAGAGCACGCCGGACTGCCGTCAGGACGTCGACCTTCTCCGGCTGCGCCAGAGCCTTGGCAGGCAAAGCGAGCTTCTTGGACAGCCGGAAAACAGCGTGGCGGGAGACCCCGCAAATGTCGGCGGTCTCCTGTATCCCGCGACCATTTTTGAGGTGGTTTTGGATGATTTGTGCGGTTTCTGCCGTCATGGTTTTTTGGTCGGAATGTTGCAGGCTCTGTCGAAATCAAGGAGAGCTTCCATCGGAGTGGCTCCCGTGCCGATGACACAGGTGTCAACGTCGCTGGCGTCTCCGTACAGAGCTGCCCAGCCGTCTGGAGTGCGCCGCAGTGACGGCCGAAGGTTTGCGTGCGGAGTCCGTGAGGCCACCGCCGCCTGTCTGGTCTCTTGGCTTGCGTCTTCCGCTGCTTTTGCAGCGCGTGTACGGGCCTTGGACTCTTCCGTGTACACGGCGAGGGCTCCTCCCGGCTCGGGCATCTTGGTTAAACGGGTATCGTCCTGCATGAGGCGCGTCAAGCGGTCGCAGGTCGCGATGAACGCCACCGCTGCCGCAGAGGGGCAACCGCCTTCAAGCTCCGCTTCTTGTCCCGGGATGGTCTCCGCGTCCTCGTAGTAGTCCTCACGGACCAGCAGACCCTCCAGAGTCTTGATGGTGTTGAGGCAAATCCCAACTTGGATGGTGGTCCGGTCAAGCCCGTCCCGGAGACTGACTGTATGTTGGACTTGTTGAACGTCGCTCATACCTTGAGTTTTCGGGCCTCCTCTTGCAAAAACTTGCCGGCTTGAAGCAACTCCGACCGGTCCATGGACGCGATGTCGGAGAACAGGACCCGAGGCCCGCCATCGGGGCGATGCTGGCGGAGGTGTGCCTCGGAACACCGGACAGACCGACGGATTGTCGCCAAGGAAGACTTGGCTCCGATGGGGGCATTTATCCACGTCTTCCGACGCTGCGCGAATGTCGATTGTTTGAAGTCCTCGAAGTTGACTCCCTTGCGGATAGTTCCGTCGAAGCCGGGTTCTCCCGTTGCGGCACCTTGTTTCAAGCGGTATGGTCTCATATTTTTGATAGCGAGTCCGGGTCACTGGCCTTTCTGGGCCGCAAACCGTCTCAGCCACCGAGCGTCCACTTCATTGTCGTCCGCGTCAACAGGAAAAATCTCATCGGTCTTGCGGAGTGCTGCGAGCATCATTTCCTTGGTCGCGTTGCCGTGACCCGTCGCAAACTTTTTGAGGGTCCCGACAGGCACGGGCAATACCCGGAATCCGTGTTCGTGGGCGACAATCCACACCACGGTCCGGAAGCTCGCCCAGAGCTGGCTCTGCGCTTGGCTGCTGAGGAACTGGACGTCCTCGAAAGCCCACGTCACGGTACCGCCAAGAGCTTGCGCCTTATGGAAGGCGGCGTTGTCGCGAAGGGTTTCCTCAAGCTCGAACACACGGATGTCACCCGAACGGTCCTTGCCCACTTTGCGAGCTTCACGAAGCTGTTTTTCGGTCGCCAGCCGCCATGTCCCACCATCAATTTGGCCGTTGGTGTGCCGCACGCTCCACCCTGTTTTCGTTCCGAGGTCGAGGCCAAAAATGGGTCCCATCAGGTGAGCCCCCATCGCAGGGTGGCGGCAGCTTGGTTCCAAATCCTGCGCACCTCCCACGTCGATTTGACGGGGTTGAACTTGCGGCCGGTGTCCTTGTAGTTCAGACCCTCAAAAAACTTGGCGCGGACGACGGTTTGTTCGTCTTCCGGCAGCTTGCTGAGGAGTGCGGTGAGCTGTGTCTTGAGGAGTTCATCCTCGGCTCCCCGGGACAACAAATCTTCGTCCGGGTACTCAAACGGGGTCTCCAAACCTTCCTTGCTTGCGCGTTCTTCAGCCGGAAGCTCGTTGATGGCTTTGCTCACGTCCGAGGTCCAGCACAGTTGCCCCGCCTCTTGCTTCTTGACAAAGTTGATGACCTCCCGGCGAACCAGCAAGTAGATGAGCCCCGTCAACCGCGGTGCGTCAGCACGTCCGAGCGCATACCCGTCGATGGCCGCAAGCAGGGCGGTGTTGGCGACCCCGATGCAGTCCCCGATGTTGTTGTCGTGCCGGCCGAACGACCCACCGAACTTGTGGGCGAGGCGGCTGACGTAGAGCGCGAAAGACGTGACCAGCTTTTCCCTTGCGACAAGGTCGCCTTGCGCCTGCCACGCGATGAGTAGCCGACGTTCTTCTTCAGCACTCAGCGGCTCCTTGAAATGGAGGTCCTCGAACTGTTGCTTGGAGTAGTATTCAATCACGGCTTGGAAAAGCGGCTGTCTGACTTGACGGCGGGCTCCGGAGTTTCTTTGGGCTGTTCGCTGTTTTCCCGGTGGATGGTGAACACCCGGACAGGCCCGTCTTGCCGGCACTCAATCGTCTTGTCGCCCTTAGTCTTGAGTGTGACCAGCCCTCTGGCAAGCGACTCTGAGGTCATCGACTTAGTGGCCTGTGCCGAAGCCGGATTCATCAGGATGGCCTTGTGGAGTTGGTACGCGGTGCCTTCCCACTTGTGACAACCCTTGTTGCCCTCGAAGTAGTCGTCTTTCCAATCCATCAGGACCTCGGTCAGGACCGCGGACCGGCTCGACTGGTTGGCAACGATGACGAGCGACTCATCGTGGTGGCACCGCACGCCAAAGCGGGTGTCGGGCGAGACGAGGTGTTCCGGGGTGACGTAGTCGAGCAGGAACCGTGCAAACCACGGCAGCTCCCGCTCCAGAATCCGGTCCATCTCTGCCTGCTCGGGGAACCGGACGGCTGCCTTGTCGGCAGCGCGAAACAGCATGATTTTGTCGAGCAGAGTCAGGCTGAGGTCCGGCAGCATCTGGATGGACTCCTCGTCCCGGTTGCACGTCACGATGACCCGTCCCTGCCACTGCACCATCAGGGGCACCCGGAACTTGGCGTGGTACCGGTGCGTCGGGTTGGCGGCCATCCGCTTCACGGCGTCGCTGAAGCGTTTGTGGCCGCTCCTATCCGCTGCTGCGGTGCCGTCGTCAATCGTCCAGACCGCGGAGTCGAACAGCTCGCTACCGAACTTGTCGGCACCCATCAAGAAATCGGTGGCCTCGACAGAGCCGTTCATCAGGCCGCCGATGATGCGCCGGCTGAGGAGGGTTTTCCCGGTGTTCTGGTCCCCGGCGATGAAGATGTTGTGTCCGGACCTCGGGTCGAGTGCGTGGCTGGTCGCGTAGAACCGGGCCAACCACGCAAGGAAGAACTCAAGCTGCTCCGTGGGGTCGAAAAAGCCGGTGAGGAACTTCGACAGCCATGGGAACTCGCCTTCATCGCCCCACTTGGTCGCTTTTTCTGCGGGCGTGAGCACCCGCCGGCTGTGGGTATTCAGGACCGGCTCGCCGTTGAGGAAAAACCGTCCGTGCGGCCGGAAAGCGAACGGCGCGGCTCCAACCACGTTTCCGTGGTCTTGGATGAACTGGAGGGCGCTGTCAATCTGGCTGGTGCCGGCCTTGTCGGGCTTGGGGCTGAGTTTGCGGGTGACCTTGAGGTGCTGGCTGAGGTCGGACCGGTCGAACGGGCGGTACACGCCGGACGGGAGTTGGCGAAAGTAGCTGCGACCGTCGAAAAAAATGTTGTCGACCGCGGCTCCGAGGTTGACAGCCTTGGTGCGGTCCAAGAACTGGGTGCCCAAGAGGTCGACCCAGTGGAAGAAGGGTTTGCCGGCGTGGTCTGCGAACGTCTGCATGCCCGTGGCGCGCACGATGGCGGACTTGGGCGAAGTTGAGCCGTCCACCCAGAAAGTCGGCCCCTGAGCGCCTTCCTCGAACGGCCCGGTCCATTCAGAGAATCGAGGGAACTTCTGAGCCAATTCGGCGGCGATGTCCGGCAACGGGATGCCGACCTCGTTGAACTCGGCGCCGGCCCACTTGAACTTGGTGCTGAACTCTTGGAGCCAGCCCACTACCAACGCCGATGGCATTGGAGTAGGCTGTACCACAAACCAATCGCACGCGTTGGTGTAGTACCGCTCTGGGGCCTCGAAAGCGCCTTTGTCCAGACACGGTGCGACGAGGTCGAACCGGATTTTCCCCTGCACGAAGACGAAAAACTCCTTCGTGAACTGGTACCCGGGGACACTCACCGGTTTGTCGAACAACCAGAGCAGCCGGGCATTGCCGGACAGCGTCCGCTCAAAATAGTTCGGCTGGTGCCGGCCGAGGTTCGCCAACCCCTCCTTCAGAGCCTCTTCGCTGACCGGGGCATCGTAGTCCGCACAGAAGCCGAGCAGTTCACGCGGGGGGTTGCCCTCGCTGAGTTTGCTCGGGGCGGACACACGCTGCCCCGGGTTGACCCCCACGACGAGGGAGTACACGTTATGGTCGGTGCCGGGGTCGTTTATCCAGCGGTCGCGCTCCTTCTTGTTCGACTTCCCGCGGACATTGTCCGGTATGGGCAGGAGTGGTTGAAACTCCCACGGATTCCCGGGCGATGTCGACAGAGTGCTAAGGCGGGTCAGGTAGGGCACGGGACGGGGAGGCTATGTGCGGCCGGGGTTGCTGTCAAGCACGCGACTTCGGGGATTCGTCATGCTCCAGCGTTTGGGCTTGCTCACTTCTTGTATCGGTCAGCGTTTTCAGCGGTGGCGTCAATCGGGCATCCCGACAACCAGTCGGGTGTCTGAGCCATCAATCCTCGCACGTCCTCGGGGTCGGTGTCAAGCGGGACCTGCGTCACGGTCTCGTCATAAATCGTCCAGACGCTGTGGATGCCTGCGTCTTCAAGCCGGAGCAGGCCCTCGCAGAAAACGTCGCGTGCGGCGGCCTGCGTGGCGTTCTCCATGAGCTTGCCTCCGTAGAAGGAAGCCCGCTTGTCGCCGGTCTGGGCGGTGTACTCGAAGCTCTTGGTGATTTCTTTGGTCTTCTTGTCCTGCCGGGTGCGGACGGACCGTTTCACGTCGTGGTAGTTCAGCTTGCGCCCGTTGGGCAACTCGATGTGGAAGTCTCCCCCGACCGCGGCGCGGAACTGGTCGTCGAGTTTGTTCCAGCCCTTGACGATGAGCGGATTGTCTTCCCGGAACTGCGTGACTTGCGACCGGCTGGTCGCTTCGTCGAGTTTGACGCCGGCGTAGGTGAACGCCATCCCGATGAACTTCTCCCAGCCTGCTCCATATCCGAGGGCAAGCACCCGAGCCTTGGCCATCGCGTACTTGTCCTTGCTCTCCTTCTTGAGGACGCCGCCGGTCCAACCCATCGTCGCGCGGGCATGGGCCTCGTAGAGCGCCATACCGCCCTTGAGCATCTCCAAGAAATCGGTGTTGCCCACGAGCCAGTTGAGTACCCGGGGCTCAATCTGGCTGAGGTCCGAAATCACGAACTTCATGCCCGGCTTGGGGATGAAAACGCCGCGGACGTCGAGGACGTGGGATACCCACTCGGGCCACGCTCCCGCGTCCTCGTACTGTTGGGCCGCCATGACGTCGCGGTCGTCGTCCAGATTCAGTTTCCACTCCGAATCAAGCAGCAGCGGAATCTTCCGCAGGTTGAGCATGTTGAGTCCGCCGCCACCCGACCAACGCCCGGTGTGCGCTCCAACGTAGCGCAATTCAAACCCCATGCTTCCATCCGGGCGAAGCCGCTCCTCGATTTTTTCAAGGAAGCCCACGAACTTGTTCAAGCGGCGCCACGCGGTGACTGCTTGGACCCACGGGAACCGCGGCGCGAAGGTCGCCTGCCACTCCTCGAAAAGCTCCTCGCCGTCGTCACTGTTCGACTTGATAGGAGGGCAGGGAATCCCGTGCTTGCGACACTCCTCGGCGATGGCCTTGGTGCTCGTCGGCTTGTTGGTCTCCAGCCACGGCAACGCAGTTTCGGCCTTGATGAGTGCTATCTGGGCCTGCTGCTTGAGG